AACTAGTATATAGACACACCTTTTCAAAACTAATTAATTATCAATGTTTTAGAACATGGAAAAAACTAATTATTACGAAATTTGTAAACAAAAATTGAAACTATGAACTCATTAGACAAACAATACACCGACTTATTACAAGACATTCTTGATAACGGTGTGAAAAAAAGCGACAGAACTGGTACAGGAACCTTATCAGTATTCGGTAGACAAATCAGACACAAAATGTCAGAAGGCTTTCCGTTGCTTACCACCAAGAAAATGTATTGGAAAGGAATTGTGACGGAGTTGCTCTGGTTCCTTCGTGGTGATACAAATATCAAATACCTTGTTGATAATGATTGTCATATATGGGATGGTGACTGCTACCAAGCCTATTTAAGAGAATGTGAGAAGATGAAAAAAGATGAAAATAATTTATAGTTTTTGTAATCATCACCATATTTATAATAAAAGAAAATATGGAAACAAAATACTATTTGTACATCAAAACTAGTCCATTTGGATTGAAATACTTAGGTAAAACAACTAAGAATCCATTTACCTATTTGGGTAGTGGCAAGATTTGGAAACGTCACATTGCCAAGCATTCTTTAACATTTGAAGATATTGAGACTGAAGTTGTTTTTGAGACAGATGATATAAATCAATTAATTAAAAAAGGTATAGAACTTAGCCTTTTATATAACATAGTTGAATCAAAAGAGTGGGCCAATTTACGTGAGGAAAGAGGTGATGGTGGAGATACTTCTAAGTTTATAGATTTTTCAAATCCAATATTTCACAACCCAGAGCGTAGTAGGCATTTGAATAGTTTTATTGATGAGGAAGATAAAAAACAGAAACTAAAAGAAAGAGCCTCTAAAATAGATTATAAAAACCCAGAACGTATTAGAAAAATAAAAGAAAATACAGATTGGGAAGAAAAAGAAAAGAAAAGATTAGAGAACACCGATTACTCAACTTTTTTATGGAAAACTCACGAAAAGAATAAAAAACCAGTTTTACAGTTTGATATGGATGGTAATTTTTTAAATGAGTTTGATTGTGCAGCAAACGCTGCAAGGTCCTTAGGATTTAATAACGGTGGAAATATAACAAATTGCTGTAAAGGTAGATGTAAATCATCTATGGGTTACACATGGAAATATAAAGATAAAAATGAAAGCAACTAAAAAAGATTTACACGAAAGTGGTAGAGTATTATCTAAAGAAGAATTCATCAACAAAATCAAAACCGATGATGAGTTTGCTAAGAAGTGGGGGTCACTCGGAAAAATATATGGGCATCAATGGAGAAGTTGGGAAACATACAAAAATTATGATGTGACAAGATATCAAGTAAAACAAATAGACCAAATCGCAAACCTAATCAACGACCTTAAGACAAACCCAGATTCAAGACGCCTACTTGTGTCAGCTTGGAACCCAGCCGAGCTCGACCAAATGGTGCTCCCTCCTTGTCACTACGGCTTTCAAGTTTATACAAGAGAGTTGAGTGAAACAGATGGATTGAAAAAGATAAATTTGATAGTGAAGTACAAAGGTAATAATTGTAAAATAATAAGTTACCATAATGCTAATCATGAAGTACTTGTATTAGAAACGCCCGAAGGTGAAAGAATAATTCATGAGAACCAATTAGACGAACCTATTGACTACAGTAAGTTTCCAACTAGAGCAATCTCTCTAATGTGGAACCAACGTTCAGTAGATACACCACTTGGTTTGCCATTCAACATAGCATCTTACGGATTACTATTGGAAATCATTGCTAAGATGGTAAACATGGTTCCTGATGAACTAATAGGTAATTTGGGTGATACACACATTTATTTAAATCAAATTGAAGGTTGTAAAGAACAAATTGGAAGAGAAAGAACACACGAGGAAATGGTTGAAATTTATAATCAATTAGAAAACAAAAAAGATAGAGATGGTTTTTGGACTTGGGAAACTAGATTTGAAGATAATGACATTACAAAAAGAACAAGAGAACCTTTTCCACTTCCAACTTTACGAATCAACACAGAATTTTGGCCTACTCAATCAGGCGAATGTGGTGTGGGTGAATTGACAGATAATATTGATTTTCTTATTAAAGAAATGAGAATCGAAGATTTTCAAATAGAAAATTATCAATCGCATCCAGCAATAAAAATACCATTATCAAATTAAAATTATAACTCACGAATACATTACAGAAAATTGAGGAAAATTAGAAAAAATAGGATTAAAGTTTGATACCAAATTAGCTTTACAAGTAAAATGAAAATTGATATGGTGAGATATACATAAGCATTAAAAATAAATTGGTTAAACTAGGTCATGTAATGTGATTTTGTAAAACTAATTATATATTTATACTATATGGGGTTTCAATATATTTCAGACATTATTTCTAAATTCACACAAAAACAAAGAATACTAGTTCTTTTTTTGCTTCTTTTTTCAATAACACTTATATTTTTGGGACCAGATTTAATGAATAAATTTGGTGGTGATGTAGACATTTTAAAGTCAAAACTAAGGGAAAAGGATAACGAAATTGATTCTTTAAACTTAAAAATTATAACCATAAGTCGTTCAATGGTGGATAACGAACAAAACTGTACAAACAGACTATTAGAAAGGGAGAGAGAAATAATGGCTCAATTGGATACCTTAGAAAAGACCCTAAATAAACAGAATAACAGAATTTATCAACCACAATTGTCATACATTTTTGAATCAAATGGTCATGTAAGTGAAGCTCAAAGTGTTCCAATTGATATTAACAACAATGATTTTGCAATTAATGGTATCAAAAAAATAAAGGGTCAAATAAAAAAACATATGGAAACTAACACACCTAGATAAAAATAAATCAATGACGAATATACTAATTATCTTTCTAAGTGTTTTGAACCTTCTACATTATTCTCCAGTATATAGAATTTACCAACCAAATAGACTTCATATATTAGAACAGAATAAAATTGTAAGTGGTGTTGTAAAAAAAGTTGATTATACAATTGATGGTGACATTCATATTCGTCTAGATGTAATAGATAAATCACTATTAGTCAAAAGAAATATAACAAAAGAAGATGGATGCTTGGTTTTAGAAATAGTTTGTGGTTGTAAATCTATTTTTCCAGTCTGTAAAGGTTATAAAAACAATATTTTGGTTCCAAACGTAGGGGACACAATAATAACCAAGGGTTTATTTGTATACGATAAAAGACATAAGATAAATGAAATACACCCAGTTTTAGAACTAACGAAATTTAAAGAAATTAAATAAAAAGTTCCACGTGGAACTTAATAACGTTAAAAGCATCGAATTAGATGCTTTTTTTGTTTTTTATTGATATTTATAAGAAAATTAAAATATATGGCAATCATTAATGATATACACAGTATAATAGTTTCTGCTAACACACCAAACTTAACAGCACATACATATACAGAAGTATATGGTGGGTCAGCTGGTTGTACAGCTGTAATTAACGGAGTAACAGTAAATGTTGGTTCTCAATCTACTATTAGAATAAAAGTTAGAACAATAAGTGGTGGTACTGGTTGTTATTTATTAGGGGAAAATCAAGATGTATTTCAGGGTTCTACTGGATTAGGTGGAATATATTGACATAAATTTCACTAACATAAACATATTTATAATAAAAATAAAATATAATAGTATGAAAAAAAATATAAACATCAGCCCAGTTGGTCTTAAAGGAAATGAAATCAACGAACGTATGAAACAATTGATGGGAATCCAACCTATCAATGAAAATAAGTCTAATATCGTAATTGAATTGACCAAGATGGGACCAGACGGTAACGCTTATGCTATCGTTAGAGAAAACCACGAATGGTATATCAAAAAAGCCAATAAGACAAAAAATTTGGTTGCCGAAGACTTTAAATATATCGGTGGTCTTCAAAACAAAAAACAAGAAGCTTATCCATCATATGCAAAAGCTATAAAGCATTTGAATCTTAAGTTCAGAAGCCTTGCTGAGGCATATAACTACGATGGAGAGATTAACGTATTTTTAAACGATAATCTTCTAAATGAGAACATGCCAATGGCTGGTGGTTTTGCTGAAATGAAGACCAATGGATTTACTGGAGAAGGAAATTTATATGGAAACAAACCAATGGATGAAATGTATATGGACGAAGCTAAGTCTAAAAACAATCCATGGGCTATTTGCACAGCTAGCGTTGGTAGGGAAGACAAACAAAAATACGAAGCTTGTGTAATGGATGTTAAGAAGAAAATGGGTATGGATGAAATGATTACTAAGGAAGAATATTCTGACCCAACAAAAAGTGAAATGTTAGACACATTGAAACAGGAATTTGGAGGATTTGAAGGATATGATAATTTTTCAGCTGAAGAGGCTATTTATTGGTACGCTTATAATAATCATGGGGGGCAAAACTCAAACTTATATAGTACTTTAAGTACCTCAACATATAAACCATCACCGTTAATGAAAAATGCTGAAGATATTGATGATGATATGGCTATCTCAATGTACAACACATTAGTTGATAAATTTGGTGGCGAGGAAATTGGTCATGGTGATTACGAATTGGATGGTGATATTGAAATGACTGAATATGAAAAAGCTATTGATGAAATGATAGCTAAAGATAATAAAAAATCATTTCCAGATTTAACTGAATATATTGTACCTGATTGGGCTATGTCAGCATTAATAAATGGTGATTATACTGGATTATCTGATGAAGACGAACAAAAATTAGAAATGTTTATAGACGAAGTTATCAAACAAAATGGGAACGCTAACTTTATGTTAGGTGACATTGATGGTAAAGATAATTTAGGATTTAAACATAGTAATGATATTGATAATTTAGGTTCAAACGTTTATAGAGTATATATTAAACCAGATGAAGAAATTGAAATGACTGAATATAAAAAAGCTATTGATGAAATGATAGCTAAAGAAGAACTTAAGGGTGGTCAGAAAAAACTTGACGTTAATAAAAACGGAAAATTGGATGCTGAAGATTTCAAAAAGTTAAGAGCTGGTAAGAAAGGTATGGAAGAAGAATTTCAACCTCATGGTTCTTATACAATATCTAATCACGGTGGGTACGAAGTTATGTTAAGCCCTGATGGTGAAATGGCAAAAGTTAGGGATGCTTATGGTTCTGATAACCCTGAAACGTCTGATTGGTTAGAAATTGAATATGTTTATAATGAAGAAACTGGCGAATTAGAACCAGTTATTGACCCAAATGGTTATAATATACCATTAAATATGGTCATGAGAATCAATGAAATGACCGCAAAAGAAAAGAAATTTGCTGCATTGGCTGAACCAAAAGATAAGATTACATATGCTGATAAGATTGCTGGTGCAAAGAAAGGTGAAGTAAAAGAATCTAAATTGAGCATACTTGGTGCTTTAAAGAATATGGACGCAATCATCGACAGTCTCACTGAAGGTGAAGTAAAAAAAAAACTCTAGAAACTAACATAAGCGAGGAAACAAAATATAAATTGAAGATGGCTGGCGCTCCAAAGCCAGCCGCTCCAGCCGCTCCAGCTGCACCAATTGATGACGCTCCACCTGCTGATGCGTCATTTGACAAGCCTAAATCAAGTGAAAAACCTTTTGATGACACCCCTTTTGATGCTGGTGTTGAGGCTGACGAAGAAACAGACCCAAAAAAATTTATTGAGCAATTAACTGGTAAATTGGGCCAGTCATTGAGAAAGTATAGCGAAGAACAAGGTCAACCAGATTTTGAACTTGAGAAATTCGCTATTAATTCTCTATTGTCAGCTACTCATACTTCTGAAATGGATGCTGAAGACCAAAAAGACATCATAAACAAAGTTAAAACAGCTGGTAAAGGTGATGAAACTCCAGAGGAAAAGCCAATGGATGATGAAAAACCAATTGAAGAGCCAGCTGATGATGAAAATTTAGATTTTGGCGATGAAAAAGAATTGGAAGAAAATATGTTTATTGAAAACCCTAAAAAACTAAGCATATTTGCGCCAGAAGGTAGCGAAGAGGCTGAATATCAAAAATCACATAATAGTATGGAAAAAGAATCAAACAATTATATGTTTTGGCAAAATCTAAAAACAATCCATCATGCTGCTGGTGAGTTATTAAAAATGAATTACGATGAAGTTGATGCTTTATTATCAGACGGACATGGCTGGGCTTTGGACCACATGGCAACTTCAGCTGATGATGTTGAGGAAGTTTACCACTTTATTGAGGGTAGATTGAACGATTATCACGTAGATTCAGAAGATGAACATGGAATGGAAGATGAATGGTCAGCACCAATGGAACTTCATACAGAAATGCCAGTATCAGATGATTTAAAGTACCATATAGAAAATAACATCCCTTTGAATGAGACTATTTACAGAATTGGTTCCGATAAGTATTTTAATCTTATTAAAGAAGTTAAAGTGTTATACTCAAAAGGTTTGATAAAGCTAAATGAAAATGATACTTTTATTGTTAATGAGTTTGATAATCAATATATTATGCTTGAAGGCAAGAAGGTAAAGATGAATTTTATATATGAAGAAGTTGAAACTGAAGAGCTACAAGAAGCCGAATATAAGGGTAAAAAAGTTCAACTAGGTAAACCAAAAAGAGGTGGCTCAAAGAAATTCTATGTTTATGTTAGAGACCCTAAGTCTGGTAACATTAAAAAAGTTTCTTTCGGTGCTAAGTCTGGTGGTGGTAACTTGGCTGTTAAATTAAGAGACCCTAAAGCTAGAAAAGCTTTTTCTGATAGACATAACTGCCCTTCAAAGACTGATAGAACATCTCCAGGATACTGGGCATGCCGTCTACCAAGATATGCTAAATCATTAGGTTTAGCTGGTGGTGGTACATGGTGGTAATAAAAAATTAAATATTAAGTATGAGTAGAATATCAAAACAAAAACAACATCTGATTGAGCGTAAAAATAAACAGCTTTTGGGTAAACCAGAAATGGAATGCCCTGAAGCAACTCAAGATTTGGAGTTAAATACCAAAAATAGAGACGCTGCCATAAGTGAACCACATATTCAATATGGTCCATTAAATGTTGATGAGCCAGCTGATTTTTGGGAAAAAATAGCTGACCATTGGAATACTAGTGTTGAAGCCGCTATGGAATCTAGATGTGGTAATTGTGTTGCTTTTGATATATCACCAAGAATGGATGATTGCATGCCAGGTCCAGTATCTGATGAAGATGGAAGATTAGGGTATTGTTGGATGCATCATTTTAAGTGTCATTCAGCTAGAAGCTGTAGAACATGGGCGAAGGGTGGTCCAATAGAGGAAGATTCAGTATCATATAAATGGCAAGAAAAAAATGAAAAATAATATGAAACCATATAGTGAAGAAAAAAGTGGTAATATAATTAGAAGAACTTTCTCAAACCTTGTTGAAAGCGAGGAATTGGTATGGCATCGTGATAAAGAAGACAGAATTGTAATTCCTTTAAATGAAAATGATTGGTTGGTTCAATTTGACAATGAGCTGCCAAAAAAATTAAATGTTAATGAAGAATTTTTTATACCAAAAAACACTTTTCACAGAGTTATTAAGGGTTCTGGGGATTTGATGGTGGAGATTATTGAAACGAATTTTGATGATGATTTGGTTGTTTATGAAGCAATTGAAGAAGGAAAGAAGAAAAAGGGTAAAAAAGACGCTTGTTATCATAAAGTTAGAGCTAGATATGACGTATGGCCATCAGCTTATGCCTGTGTTCCAGAAAATACATCAAAAGCATTAACTAGAGATGGTTGGAAACATGTGGATGAATTAAATATTGGTGATGAAATAATGACCTATAATATTGAAAACGATGAATTAGAATTTAAACCAATATTAAATCTCCACAGATATAAAGATGTTAAAACAAATGTTGTTAGAAGTGGAAACAATGGCTTTATTTTTGAAGCGACAGATAACCATAAATGGGTTGTTAAATTACCAGAAATTAAAGGAAATAGATTGCAAAAATATAATAGAGTAAACGATAAAGCTTTAATTGAGACTAGTGATTTATTAGCAAATAAAAATAATAAAAGTTTGGTTGTTTCAGCACCATATAATGGTGGTAATAATGTTAAGTTAGATGAAATATTTAAATATGGAACTAACTGGGTTAAATATATTTTAGATATAAGTAGTGAACAAAGACAAGCGTGGTTATTTAGTGCTATAGTTTATGATGGTAACCAACAAAAAGTAGAAAGATTAACCGAAAATATAAATAATATAGATGACCTAAATTGGCTATACACTGGTTCACATGGCAAACAATCTTTTGGTTTCAAACAAAAAGATATTGAACATAGAGACGCATTTTTGTTGTCAGCTTTTTTAAACTCTGGCTTAGTTACTTGGAAAAAAGCTAAAAATAAAGATATTTATTCATGTCATTATACTAGCAATAAACCCCTTAAAAACACATCTAATTTTAAATTAGTTAAAGAAAATATTTCAGATGTTTGGTGTCCAGAAACAGAAAATGGTACTTGGGTTATGATGCAAGAAACTGAAGGTCGTGGAATTATCACAATAACTGGAAATTCTGGTGCCCTTGTAAAGTGTCGTAAGGTTGGTGCTGCTAATTGGGGTAATAAGACAAACGAATCAGATGGTGAAAAAATTAATCCAGTTTTTGTAAAAGATTTTTTAACTGATTTTGGTGTATTAATTTCATTAAATTTTAGTCAAATTACAAAAATGGGTAAAGATTCTGATTCAACAAAAGAATTAGAAGAAATGATGAAAACAATTAGAAAACCAATTATAAATGGACAAAATTATTTTGACTTTGTTAAAGATAACATAAATACAATAACTAACAACCCTAAAGTTTTATCAGCTTTATTAGGTCAAGTTAGAAATTTATTGATTTATATTGAGCCTAGAGTAGAAAAATTTGTAAAAGACGGACCTGTAAAAATTATTGGTGGTGGTGAAGTTAACTATAAAGAAAAGTGGTTAGAAAGAATTAATAAATTAAAAAATGAATATAAAAAAATTATCAATAATTCAGTTAAAGAAGAAACTTCGATTGAAGAAAAGTGGTCTGAAAAATACAAAAGAAGCATAGATTGCAACAATCCAAAAGGATTTAGTCAAAGAGCGCATTGCCAAGGCAGAAAGAAAACAAATGAATCTGAAGAAGACACTAAAGAATTAATTAATTTGGCTCATAGTGCTATTACTAGAAAAAAAGGAAAGGATTATGCACCAGATGTTCATGAATTGCAAGCGTGGATTGATGCGTATTTAGCTAAAGATAAAAAAATGGATGAGGGAAAAAAGACTGATTTTTCTAAGGAAAAAGAACAAGGTCTTCACGGATGGTTTGCCAGACAAGGTGGTGAAGGAAAATCACAGGGTTGGGTAGATTGCAACACATGTAGGACAGATAAGGAAACTGGTAGGAAAAAATGCAAACCTTGTGGTAGAAAAGAAGGTGAAAACAGAAAATATCCAGCTTGTAGACCAACACCTTCTGCTTGTGGAACACCTAAAAAAGGAAAAAGCTGGGGTAAAAAGGCTGGAAAGGCTAACGAAAACTTGTCATTACCAGAAAATTTGAGTATTTTTGTTGATAAAACACAAATTAAAAGTATTCTTAGAGAAACATTTAACCAAGAAGATACCATGACAGAACCAATGACACAACCAGCGCCAGTTAAACCAAAAGAGGCCCCAACAAAGCCTTTTACTGAACCAGTTAAACCAAGTAGAAAGGATAAACCTTTTCTTCCAATGCCTAATGTTCAACCAGACCCAAAAGCTAAAAAATAATGGATAAGCTATTTTTGATATATGTTAATATGGTTGGTAAGAATTACAAGGGTGATTATTTATATGAGTTCATCTTTAGTGATACTACCAAAAATATTGACGGTAATGAGTGGGACACATTTCCAGCTTCTGGTCGACCAGAGGCACCTCATGACCATTTTATCAAAAAAGTTGGTAGACTTGAATCTGACTTAAAATTAGATGTTATTCAAAATAGTGATACATTTGCTGTTTGGGATGCTGTTGATGGTGTGATAGCTTTGGCTTGGGAGAACATAAATGCTTATGATTCATACCCAGATAAAAGACTTTGTTTTAGATTTGGCGAACCAATTAAAGATGTTGAGGCCAAACTATATGAAAAAGACCTAATACTTAATTATAATAAACAATATCATGGAGAAACAAACTAAACACATATCAGAAGACGATAAATTCAAGATTCACGTTGATAAAAAAACGCTTGAAGACCCTAACAAAACAAAAGAATTGGTTAGACTTGGTAAGAGAAACCCAAATATTGAATTTGATTTGGAGCATCCAGCAATTTCAAAGACTAGTTCATCAATGATTTCAAGTTCTATGATGAAAGAACAACCAGAAGCCGTTATTAAACCGCAAGACCAAGCGACATTAAAATATTTGTCAAATGTTGTTGATAACAAAACTGGTGAAATATCACAACCATTTACAATTGGTGACAAAAAGTACCAAATGGTTAGAGGTATCACACCAGACAAAAACGTAATGCTAGGGGTGTATTGTTTTGATGATGTTGACGACAATGGTGAAAATATTATTCATCCAAGTGATTATTTTGAAAAGACTATCGCTTTACCAATGAAAGAAATGTTGGAGAAAGAATCAATGTATTCAGAAAAAAGTTCAGATAGTGAAACTACTTTAGGTTTAAGCGAATACAAACACTATATTGTTAATGAAAAAACTGGTAAATTTAGAAAATTCAAAACTATCGAAGAATTGGCCAAGGCTAATATGATGGATGAAGAAAGATACATGAATATTAAAGAGTTCAAAAAGTATTTTGAAGGAAAGGTTTTTGGTTCTAAAAAACAAGTTATGTTTGAAGTTACACCAACTGGTGGTGAAAACGATGAAGAAATGAATGCAAAAGCAAAAAAGCTTATGCAAATAATTCAAAAAAGAATTCCATCAAATATTATTGATACAATTAAAACACCTGTTGCTCAAAGAGAAGTTATTGCCGCTTTTGCTGAAATGATAGGTGTTCCTAGAAATGGTTTGTCTAAATTAATTTCTGGTTTAAAAGATATAGCCATTGGTCAAGGAAAACAACCTGAGCCAACACAACCACAACAAGGTTTGACAGAAAATAAAAAGATTATTAAAGTAAAAGATATACAATAATGGCTGATTACAAAAAAATAGTTGAATCTGCATTGAAAAAGGCTAATAAGGGAAAGTCACTTAATGAAGGTGTTCTTTATCCAGAAAATATTACCGAAAGAATGCATTCATCTTTAGAAGAAGATTTAAAAAACAGACATCATTCTTTGGGTAAACACCCTGTTTTCCCAGATGATGATGAATCTACCTTTGAAGAAAAAATAATGGGTGAAAGATTCAAAGAAGTTGTTAATCGTTACAAGAGAGCCTTTGATGTTGATTCAATAAGCAATACTCATGCAATGAAAGAAATGATGCCATTGGTATATGAAACAATGGGTCTTGAAAACAAACACAGAAAAGAACTTGAGAAATTGGCTGAGAGAATGGTTAGAGAAGAATTTAATATGAGCGAAGACATCGTTGAAATTCACGCTGAATTGACTCCAGAAATCAATATGGAAGGTACCAAGAAGAATCCTAAACCGATGGCAAATGAAACACAGTTTAAAAACCATGATGAAATGGTTTCTGCCAAAGAAGAAGTTTACAAGAGAAGATTCTTGAACGCAATGACACAAGGTGCAGCAAAGAAAACAAACCACATGTTTCATATGGTTGATGAGGAATTGACTGATTTGGACCCAAGACTTCCAAATAAGTATTCTAAGATGATGGCAGCTGCTGATTATATGTATTATATTGTACCAGCGATGGAAAAGGGTGTTAGCGGAGGCGTTGTTAGAGTTCAATTTCCAACAGCATCAAACCCTAAAGCTGTTATTTATGCACAAGCAATGGTGTTTCCAGTTCTTATTCATGAATTGGTTAAAGGTGTGATGGAATTGATGTCAGCACATGGTTTGCCAAAGAACAAAAGAGTTGGCCAATATGTGATTGATAAAGCAGACTTTTTAGCTGCTGAACCATGGGATATGAGACTTGGGCCAGCATTATGGTCAAGATTTACCAACATGATTGACCCAGATGATTTTCATTTAAAGCATCATTTGTATACTGAATTAGCAGCAATGCCAGTTAGAGAGTTTAATACAAAGATGAGAGAGATTATGGCTGGCACCAAAGAAGGTCAAAAAATAATCAAAGGAATACTTGACGAAGTTAAGATTGGTTTGAATGAAGATGAGTTTAACGAAGCAATAAATAAATTAGACGATACTACGGAAACACAAGCTCCTACAGATGAAAAATCAAGCTACAGGTTTGATGAATTGTTTGGAGGTATGGATGAAGATGACACATCAGAAGGATATGATTTTGATGAATTATTCTAAATAAGGGCCCTTTTAGGGCCTTTATTCGTTATTGGCATATTTATAGATAAAATAATATGCTAACAAAAACAGAGATATTTAAAGAGTATGCGAAGTGTTTGGCTAGTCCTATCTATGCGATAGAGACTTATCTAGAAACATTCGACAAAACTCAAGAAGGCTTTGTTCCGTTTAAGTTATTCCCAAGACAGAAGGAAATCATACATGCTTATGATAAGCATAGGTTTAACCTTATAACCAAACCAAGACAAGCTGGGGTTTCTACAACAACAGCTGCATACATGTCTATTAAGGTTGGTTTTGCCGATGTAGATAACCCAGAAGCGGTACTAATTATTGCGAACAAACAAGAATTGGCGTTTGAATTCTTAGCCAAGATTAAAGATTTTGTTTCCCAGTTACCTAGATGGGTTTGGGGAAGCGAATATTACGGAAGCAACAAAAATGAAGAGAAATCAATATTTTTAACAGATTCTAAGAAAGAAATTAAATTGCCTAACGGTAGTCGTGTAAAGGCAGTTGCCACATCTAAAGATGCGTTGCGTGGTTTTACACCAACATATCTTGTAATGGATGAGGCCGCTTATATTGATAATGGCGCTGAGGTATTTGGTGCCGCTTTAACTGCGTTAGGTACGGGTGGTAAAGCAACACTTATTTCCACTCCACGTGGTATGGATGCTCTTTATTATAAAACATACGACCAAGCAAAGAAAAAAGAAAACAACTTCAACATCATTGAGATGAAATGGTATGAAGATTTGCGATACAATAAAGACTTGCGTTGGATTAAGAATGATGTAATTGAACCAGAAGTTGAATTTACATTTGGTTCTTATAACCAAAGAATAAGCGAAGGGTGGAAACCCACATCATCTTGGTATGAGGAAATGTGTCGTGGTATGAACAATGATGCTAAGATGATTGCACAAGAATTGGACGTATCATTTATTGGTTCTGGTGGTAATGTTATTGATGAAGAATACATTGATTTTCAGAACAAAAACAATGTTAAAGAACCTTTATATACTGCTGGACCAGAAGGTGAAATATGGATTTGGGCTGAGCCACAAGAAGGTCATCAATACATCATGGGTTGTTTACCACCAAATGAAAAAGTGTTAACAAATAATGGGTTAAAAAACATACAAGACGTTGAATTAGATGATATGTTGGTTAGCGAAAATGGTGAATATGTTAACATTATTAACAAACAAATTTATCCAGTCATTAATGAAGACATATTTGAAGTTCAAATAGATAATACTTTTAGAACAACAACTTTTACTAAGGAACACCCATTATTGGTTAGTAAACCAATACTTAAAAGAAATTATGACAAAAAAAATAATCTTTATAAATTTAACGAGAGATATTGGGATTTTAATTTTAATTTCACTAGAATGGAAGAGGTTGAAATTGGAGATTGGGTTAAAGTCCCTAATATTTATAAAAAAGAATTTACTAGTATTTTAGATAATAAATGGTTTATTACGAAAAATATTAGAAACGATTTTAATATAGCCTCACCATTAAATGATAAAGATTTTTGGTGGTTTATAGGTGTGTGGTTAGGTGATGGATGGTTAGGTAAATTAAATGATAGTCATACTATATCTATCTGTTTTGATTCTAAAGATGATTATTATTTGAATAAGACAAATGAATTAATTATTAGATTATTTGATAGGTCACCTTCATTTATTGATAGAGGTAAAAACACTTTTGAATTGGTGTTCAATTCAAAATTTCTTTACTATTTCATATTAGAAAATTTCGGTCAATATTCTAATGGTAAGAAAATAAATGAATGGGTTAAATTCATCCCTAAAGATTTTAAAATTGAATTGATTAAAGGTTATTTGGCTAGTGATGGTTCTTGGTTTAAAACTGAAAAAAATGGTAAGGTAAATTCTAAAATAAGCTTTATTAGTATAAATTTAGAATTATTAGAATCAATTCAAGATATAATATTTTCGTTGGGGGTGATATCGTCATTAAATAAGTTAAGAAGCGCTAGTAATAGTCATCATATACAAGGCAAACTAGTAAACCAAAAAGAAGCATATAACTTATGTTTGTCCAACCAAGATAGTTTAGATTTGATTAATTTATTAAATAATGATGTTTTAGACCCTAAATTAAATAGATTTAAGTTAGATGAATTTAAGACTATTAATAATAGAACTATAAAATCTTGTCATTTTAGTAAAGATAAAGATTTTATTTATTTTAAAATTAAAAATATTAATAAGAATAAATTTACTGGAAATGTTTATAATTTTGAATGCGATACACACACATTTATGTGTCATCATATAACAACACATAATTGTGATGTGTCAAGAGGTGATGGAGAGGATTCATCTACAATGGTTATTCTTGATTTTACAACAATGGAACAAGTTGTTGAATACCAAGGAAAGATACAACCAGATTTGCTAGCTCAAATTGTTGAAGAATACGGAAACCTATACGAAGCATATACGGTTGTCGATGTTACTGGTGGTATGGGTGTTTCAACGGTTTTAAAGCTTCTTGAGTTCAATTACAAGAGACTTCACTATGATAATCAAAACGGTAAGGTCTTATCTTCAAAACAGAGAGAATTGTCAAATTATAATAAAGACAATAAAATACCAGGGTTTCACGCAACATCGGTTCGTTTGCCAATGATTTCAAACTTTGAATACAAAATTAGGACTGATGCTGTTAAGATTCGTTCTGTTAGAATGACATCAGAGATGAAAACATTTATCTATAAGAACGGTAGACCAGACCATATGGAAGGTTATCATGATGATTTAATTATGGCTATGGCTATGTGTTTATGGGTTGTTGAACATTCATTCAAAAATCTAGAACGTCTTGAGAAGCAGAATAAAGCAATGTTAAGCAGCTGGGTTATTGGTGGTTCTAATACAATAAAACCAGAATATAAAGCTAATACAACTGATAATCAACCAGTGAATAATAAACCAACAGTTATTAGTAGTTGGATGATTGGTGGTGAAAATAAAACCAAACCAAGGGCTAACACATTTGTGAGCAAGAATTTGCAAGACCCAACTGGTCAGTATTCTTGGTTGTTTGGAAGCAAAAAATAATTATTACTATGTTACCAAGAAGAGATAGATGTCGTAGAGTATTCGTCAGCAAGGGTTATTTACCTCAATTATATAAATGGTCTCCAGGTTGTGAGACATATAATCCACTTGAAGGGAATGTCGATAAAGTTAAAATAATTAACCCAAGTTTTTGTGATGCAACTCCTGGGTCACAAGGTCAAGATTGGATAAACACATATGTTTACAATATTTCTATGTTAAATTATGAAAGACAACGTTTGGCATATGTTGCATGTGACTATGTTGAATAACCTTTATTTTTAATAAAAAAACACTATACTAAAAGAAAAAATATGGCTGAAAATTTAACAATATTTCAACGACTTGGTAGAATCATCGGGCCAGATGCTATCAAGTCACAACCAAAGCAAACTTCTCAATCACCAAGATACAATATCAATGGTGATGTTTTGCTTAAAACAGACAACAAAGCTGATTACGAAAGAGCTAAGTTACAAGCCCAGCAAAATAAGTATTTGGCTCAAATGTGGAAAAAGGTTGAGAGTGGTTTATTCCAACAATCAATCAACTATGAAACAACCCGTATTGGTTCTTATTCAGACTTTGAGGCAATGGAATTCTATCCAACCATTGCAGCCGCTTTGGATATTATGATGGAAGAATCGACAACGGTTAACGAAAAAGGTAAAATGCTTAATGTTTATTCAGATAGCAACCGTGTTAAGGGTATCCTTGAAGACTTATTTTACAACAGACTTGACATTCATACTTCACTTCCAATGTGGACCAGAAACACACCAATTAGAGAAAATTCAATAATTCCGCTATTAGATGGTACCGAATGTACAATTAAAGAATTATCTGATAGGGTTAAAAATGGTGAAGAAATTTGGTCTTACGCTGTCCAAGATAAAACAAAAACCATCGTTCCGAGTAAAATTATTTGGTGTGACCTTACTAGGAAAGATAGCGAATTATATAGGGTAACATTAGATGATGGTACTTATATTGATACCACGCCAGACCATGAATACATGTTAAGAGATGGTTCTTTTAAAAGAGCAGATAAATTAACTGAAGGTCAATCTTTAATGCCTTTCTATACTAGAAAAAGCGAAAAAAAGAAAGACAGAATTTCTGGTTATGAAAAAGTTTTTAATCCAAACACTGGAAAATATAAATTCACACACACTATGGTATCTCATGAGTGTGTTAGAAATTTGGAGAAAGAAAAATTAATTAATGAACAATTTGACACACATCACATTGATTTTAATAAACTAAATAATCACCCAAATAATCTGAAAAGATTGACTCATTCTGAACATTTCAAACTACATATAGAACATTTTGATAAAATTTTAGGTTCACCAGAAGTTGTTAAAAAAAGAATGGAAGGGATTGATAAATATCTTAGGTCTGACGAAAGAAGAGAACGTCTTTCGAAAGAAATGAGTGGTTTCTACCCTAAATATTTTAATGAATACAACAATAGCGAATTACACACTAAACATAATAAAGTTCGTTCAACTAAAATGTTAAGTAATTGGAGTTCTGATAATTTTATTGTTAAAACTAAAAAAGGAATGACAATTGAAATAACTGATGATTGTTTAAATTATATTTCTGAATTAATAATATCTAATGAAAAATATGTTGGTGTTAATGAATTGTCTAAGTTACTGAAAAAAGATGAAAAATTTATAAAGTTATTTAAAATAACTTATACGTTAAAAAAAGATATCCAAAAATCCATAAACCCAACAACAATAAAAAAAGTTATTTTTAGAAAAACGGGTAAAAACTATTTTGATTATGCCTTATCAATTAAACCAAGTTTGATTATTGATAAAGCATATATTAAGGCTAAATCTATTTTTATTGGTAAGACCACTTCAAAAATAGTTAATCATAAAGTTGTTTCGGTTGTTAAATTAGAAGAAACCTCTGATGTTTATTGTTTGGAAGCTGTTGGACCAAATGGAGAACATGATAGACATAATTTTCCTGTCTGTGGCTTTAACAAAAATAATTCATATTCAAGAAGTTCTGGGGTTTTCTTATCCAACTGTAAGTATGGTGATAACTTTGTTTATTTAAACATTGACGAGAAGTATGGTATTCTTAGCGCTAAGCAAATGCCTAACTACGAAATGGAACGTAGAGAAAGTGGATTATTTGATATGATTACTGGTCGTGAAACACCAAACCATCAAGTTGCTAGTAGCGATAAAACCAAGTTCTATTGGAGAGGACGTGATGTTGAGTTTAATTCGTGGCAAATTGCTCACTTCCGTTTATTGGGTGATGATAGAAGACTTCCTTACGGTACTTCTGTTTTGGAAAAGGCAAGACGTATTTGGAAGCAACTTATCCTATCTGAAGACTCAATGCTTGTTTATCGTGTTACCCGTGCACCAGAAAGACGTGTTTATAAAATCTATGTTGGTAACATAGATGATGCTGATGTACCAGCATATGTAAACGAAATCGCTGATAGATTTAAGCGTATTCCAATTGTTGACCCGCAAACTGGTCAAATGGACCTTAGATACAATCAGTTATCTAATGACCAAGATTATTTTATTCCTGTTCGTACTGAAGATGCACCAAATCCGATTGATACCTTACCAGGTGCTTCAAACTTGGACCAAATTGCAGATATTGAATACTTAAGGAATAACTTATTTACCGCTTTACGTGTACCAAAGCCATTTTTAGGTTTTGATGAGACTACTGGTGAAGGTAAGAATCTTGCGTTACAAGATATTCGTTTTTCAAGGACGATAAATCGTATCCAGCAATCAATGCTTCAAGAACTTAACAAGATTGCTATTATTCACTTGTATCTTTTAGGTTTTGAAGAAGACTTTGATAACTTCACAATAACCCTTAATAACCCATCAACACAAGCTGAAATGCTTAAGGTTGAGCATACACAAGCTAAGGTTACGCTTTACAAGGATGCAGTATCTGATGCTGGTAATGGATTTGCTGCTATGTCAATGACACGTGCTAAAAGAGAAATTCTTGGTATGTCTGACGATGATATTAAGCAAGACTTGCTTGAACAAAGAATGGAAAAGGCAGCTGCTGCTGAATTGGCTAACTCAGCTAACGTTATTAAGCATACTGGTATGTTTGATGTTGTTGATAGAATCTATGGTGATATGCAATTGGCTCTACAAGGTGGAGGTGGTGAAGGTGGTGAAAAAGGTGAAGAAACTAGCAGTGGTGGAGGCGGAGGCGGTGGTCTCGGTGGTTCATTCGGTGGTGGTGGTTTAGGTGGTGAAGACCTAGATTTTGGTGAGGAAGAAGCTGGTGGTGAAAGTGAAGCAGCTACAGAAGCTGGTGCTGAAGCAGAGGCTGGTGCTGAACTTGCAGGTGGTGAGGAAGAAGCGGCAGGTGAAGAAGCGGCTGCTGAAACTGCTCCAACAGAAGTAACAGAATCAATTAAAAAGGTTAATAAATTGCTTAAAGAACAAAAGACTACATTAACCAAAAAAATAAATGATAGAACCAAAAAATATCAAAACATATTCATAAACAGACTTGTTGAATCAATCAAACCAACAGTTGTTAAAAAGGAAGAGAAGGTTAAGATTTACGACAAGAACGTAAAAATAAACAAAGACATTGATACTATGATAAATGATATCAATAAAATGTTGGATGAATAATCCGTTTTTGATTATAGAATGATATTTATTAGGTAAAAGTTATTATTATGACAAACTTGAAAGAAACCATAAAAAACTTTGGTGCCATTAAAGATACTTTCAACACTATTTTAGCTGAAAGTGTTATGACCAAAGATACAGATAAAAAAAAGTTATTTAAACAATATATTGAGTTATTGAAAGAAAATGAAATTCTTAAAACTCAATTTATGGTTTATACCAATATTGAAACCAAAGTTGAACCAGATGTTGCAAAAGCTACACAATTTGTAAAAGAAAACATTGATTTATTTTCTAAGTTTAGCAAAAAAGCAATATATGAAGCTAATACAAAATTGAAAAGTGTGTTACCAACAGAAGAACTTGTTGATGATTTGACTGAGTTACATGAAAATATTGCTAAACTTATTTTTACAGAAAAAAACGCAACTACTATAGATACAATCATTGAAGCAACTAGCAAAGTAGTTGATTATATTACAAAAAACAAAGCAAAAGTTGTAAATGAAAGTATAGAATTACCTAACAGTATGCTTACCAGTCTTATGGTTGAAAAATATAATGAAAGATATTCAACACTTGATGAGACCGAAAAGAAAGTTATTAAATCTTTGATTGATGCTGATGATACTAAGAAAAAAGAAATTTATTCAACAACATTAAGAGAATGTATCGATTTAATTAATGAAAAACTAGATACTACTGATTTAGATACCAAAGACAAATTATTAAGAGTTAAAGATAGATTATTGAATGACAAGCAAGATATAACTGAAGATTTCACCAAGAATATTTCAAAATTAATTGAGCTTAGAAATAATCTTAAAGAAAACTAATATTTTGTAACATGGCAGACGAAAGAATTAATACAGTAGACTATTATCAATTGGTGTTAAAAGAATTAGAAAGACTTAATACCAATTATGAAAGAATGAGAAGTGATATGGATTCTAAGTTTTCAGACTTAAACCAGAAACTAAGCGAATTTAAGAATGTTGAAGGTAAGGTAGAGAGCCATGTTAAATGGATTGAAAGGGTTAATGATGTTTGGTCTCCTTCTCAGATGAAATCGGCAAAAGATGAAATCTATGAACAAAAAAATAGATGGACAGCAGCTATTGCTGTTATAGGATTTGTTCAAGTATTATTTGGAATTATTTTAGGGTTATTAACATATTTTCATAATTAGAATTTATTGAAATTGTTGTTATCATAGTTGTTTACAGCAATTTAAAATGGGTACTTGACAGTGTAAAAAAGTTTAATTATACTTGTAAAAATCCAGGTAAAATGAAAACAGGAAAAGAAGTAAAATCTTCACACTTTAAGGACTATAATGTTATATTCGGAAGTGTGAACAACAAACACCCTAAAGCCATCTATATTAACATTTCTTCGTGGCTAGAACCAATTTCTGATGATAATATTAATTATTTAAGAATCATCAGAAACTTAAACAAAAAAATCAAACAATCAGTCTATAATTTATTCGATAAAACATCGAATGAAATTTTTGAGAAAGAAAGGTCTATAATTGATTTAGACATTCGTGAATCTGGAATCAAATTTGGAAAAAGAAGTTTTATGAGTTGTGAATTAACATTATTTATAAACATGGAACTTAGTGTTAATTCTGAATTTATGAAAAGTGAATTGACAGGAATTTCAGACCATATTATTAAAAATGTATTTGAAAAAGATGAATCATTTAAATTTCATAGAAAAAAGAAATAATCAAGGCCCTAGCATTAGCTAGGGCTTTTTTTATTATTTGCAATATTTATATCTATAAGCTTATAGATTATGGATATAAATTACGATAAAATAAAAACGCTTAGACGTGGACAAACAGGTTTCGGCTATTTAATTGAGCACGATGCTGGTTATATAAGTCCAGATGAACCAAGAAATCAAGCGTTTATCAGTGAACTTAAAAAATTAGAAACTGGTAAATTGGTTATTGCCGAACCATTGGTCGTATATGTTATATTACAAAAATATGGTGTATTAAATCGTAATGGTAGAGTATATCCAGAATCTGTACTTAAAAAACAAGTAGAACTTTATCAAAGAGCTATTAAAGAAAGAGCTGCGGTTGGTGAATTGGACCACCCAGAATCAAGCATTATTGCTGGTGATAGAATATCACATAATATTTTAGAAACATGGTGGGAAGGTAAAACCCTTATGGGTAAAATGGAAATCCTTATGACACCAGGTTTTATTAATTACGGTATTGTATCAACAAAGGGTGATGAAGTTGCAAACTTACTAAGAAACAGAATAAAGATTGGTGTTTCATCAAGAGGTGTTGGTTCATTAAAAGAAGGTAAAAATGGTGAACAAATAGTACAGGATGATTTTGAAATCATTTGTTGGGATGTTGTTACTGCCCCATCAACACCAGATGCTTGGATATTTAAAAATGTTGAAGAGGCAAAACCTTATGTTGAAAATGTAGAATTTAAGAAAGATGTGATTAAAGAAACACTGTCTGACAAATTAAATAAATTCTTATTGGATTAAGATTTTTATATTTTTTTAATAACTTATATGACTTTTCTAAAAAAGGTACATATTTATTATCAAATAAGGTGAATATTATTTGTATTCATCTAATAATAAAACAAAATAGAACACAAAATGGCAGAGAAAAAAACTATCCTTGAAGAAGCACTTTTGGATATTCAAAATATTCAGAATGCTCTCAATGCCAACACAAAAGAAATACTTCGTAGCGTTGCTAAGGAAGAAATTGACGGTGTTGTGAAAGAATCCATGATGAAGGATTATGAAGAAGAGGAAGTTGAAGAGGCTCTTAACGAAGTGTCACACGAAGAACATGAGAAGTCTGAAACTCCAGCGGAGGAAAAGAAAGAACATGGTAAGAAAGGTACTGAGAAAAAAGAGAAATCTGAAACTAAATCTAAAAAAATGACTGAGGGTGAAATGTCAACAGAAGGTATGTACGAAGAAGGAATGTATGAAGAAGACATGACTGATGAAGGTGCATATGAAGAAGGAATGGACGATGCAATGGCATCTGAAGAATTGGACATGACTCAAGCGTCTGATGATGACGTTATCGCTATCTACAAGAAATTGAGTGGTGAAGACGAAATCGAAATCGTGGGTGACGAAATTCACTTAAATGTTTCTGAACCAGGCGAGTATATCCTTAAAACTTCTGATTTTAAAGGCGCATCTGAAGAACCAGAAATGGACATGGACATGGATATTGACATGGAACCAGAAATGGATGATGAAGATGAGGTTGATTACGAAATCGAAATGGGTGATGAAGATGAGGTTGATGCTGATTCTGAATTTACACCAGTAGAAGACGAAGAAGAAGGTGAAGAAGAAGAAGGTGAAGAAGAAGAGGAAGAAGAAGAAGAGGAAGAAGAAAAAATTGAGGAAAAAATATCTATTGGTACTGGCATGAGCGTGGGTACACACCGTGGTCAAGGTCCTAAATCAATTGGTGCTCCTGAGAATCCAAAATCTGAATCTCTTAATGAGGCAATCGCTGCTAAAAAACTTGTTTCTGAAACTGCCAAAAAATATAACGCTCTATTAACTGAAGCTAAAAAACTTAAGAGTGAGAATGATGAATTCAGAACTGCTCTTAAAGAATTTAGAAATAAGTTAGTAGAAACAGTAGTGTTCAATAGCAACTTAACTTATGTTACAAGATTGTTCATGGAACACTCAACTACCAAGGGTGAAAAACAAAGTATCATCAAAAGGTTTGATGAGGAAGTTACTAACCTTAAGGAGTCTAAAAAGTTATACAAAACTATTGCCAATGAATTAGCTTCTAGAAAGCCAATTGCTGAGTCAGTAGAAAACAAAATAATCAAAGAGGCAACTACCAGTTCTTCAAAACAATTAAATGAAAGTACTGCGTATGTTGACCCATCGACTAAGAGAATCCTTGATTTGATTCAAAGAGTTGAGAAAAAATAACTAAAACAAAAAAAATAAAAAAACTATGTCACATTTATTAACATCTGGACAAGTGGGTAACATCGGATTGAACCATATGAAGGCTATCCGTAAAGAAACCCAAGCAAAATGGGATGCTCTAGGCTTCCTTGATGGTCTTAAAGGCCACGTAAAAGAAAACATTGCTCAGTTATATGAGAACCAAGCTTCTAGCTTGTTAACTGAGTCAACTACCGCAACATCATCTGGTTCATTCGAAACAGTTGTGTTCCCTATCGTAAGACGTGTATTCTCTAAATTGCTTGCTAACGACATCGTGTCTGTACAAGCTATGAACATGCCTATCGGTAAATTGTTCTACTTCGTTCCTCAAACTTCTAGCCGTGTTAATGCTAGCGGAACTGGTGGTGACCCATATGCTACAGTACCTTATGATGGTCAATATTCTGCACACACTGCAATGAATGGTTTAAATAATGGTACCGCAACTGGTGCAGCTCTTCCTGATTGTGTTGTTGGTGTTAACTGTAGAGTAACTCAACTTGAAGCTAAAAACCTATACGACATTTTCTACAATGACGGTATGTTTGACAATTCAAAAGGTACTCTTACAATTAAAACTATGAATAATTTAAGAGCGTTTACTTTTTCTGATAATGGTACACTTAGCGCTGCTGCGCCAACAGCTACACTTCCAACTGCTACTGACGGTTCTTTAAGAAGTGTTATTATCGGTTTATCTGGTTTCACTGGTGGTGCTCCAGATAGTAAAGGAACTGGAAACGGTGGTCGTGAAGTATTAACAGGTCCTGATGGTAACAACATGGATACTGAGTCATTTTTAGCTTCATTGATTGCAGTTACATCATCAAACATTCTTGATAGAGATGGTAACGTTATAGTTGCTGCTAATACTGAAGTTCCATTACGTGTTGTTACTCAACAATACAGCAAGAGTATAGTACAAACAACTGGAACTCTAACAACACCTAACGGTCTTATGTATGTTGAAGTTGACCTTCGTCACCCTGTGGGTACAAGTGCTGGTTCTACCCCTGCTGCTGCTGGTACTGCAACTTACGATGGTTATGTAGGTGCTTCTGCAACTACTGCTTCTGCTTTCACAAGTATCCTTTCATTCGCTTGGGCTGAATACGCTTCTCTTGAATTGGAAACTGAAATGGGTGAAGTATCATTCACTCTTCAAGAAGTTGTTGTAGCTGTTGAAGAAAGAAAATTACGTGCAACATGGTCACCAGAATTGGCTCAAGACGTTAGTGCATTCCACAACATCGATGCTGAAGCTGAATTGACTGCTATGTTGTCTGAGCAAGTTGCTGCTGAAATCGACCGTGAAATCCTTAGAGATTTGCGTAAATTGGCTGCATGGCAACTTCGTTGGGATTACAACGGTTGGAGAAAAGCTTCTTCTGCTGCAAGCCCATACACTCAAAAAGACTGGAACCAAACTCTTATCACAAGAATTAACCAGTTGAGTGCTCAAATCCACAAATCAACTCTTCGTGGTGGTGCTAACTTCGTTGTTGTTTCTTCTGAAATTTCAGCTGTATTCGATGACTTAGAATACTTCCACGTATCTGATGCTAACCCAGAGCAAGACCAATACAACATGGGTATTGAAAGAATCGGTACATTGGGTGGTCGTTATCAAGTATATCGTGACCCATATGCGCCAGCTTACTCAGTAATCGTTGGTCACAAAGGTAAGTCATTGTTGGATACAGGTTACATCTACGCACCATACGTGCCATTGCAACTTACTCCTACTATGTACAATCCATTTAACTTTGCTCCAGTTAAAGGTATCATGACTCGTTACGCTAAAAAGTCTGTGAATAATCGCTTCTACGGCCACGTGCGTGTAGACGGTGTTCCTACTTTCAACGTAGCAGAATTGAGATAATCGTAAGAAATTCTCTATAAACAAAAAGGCTAGATATTCTCTAGCCTTTTTTGTTTTATATAATTGTCAAGATATTTATAGATATGAAAGCTTTGATTAAAAGATTATTAAAAGAGGAATTAGAAAATTATCGTGGAGAGCATCAAGCCGCAGATAAAGAAGACATTCCAATTTATAATATGACTTTAGGTTATCCAGAGGACATATATTCTAACGAAGCTGCTAAAATGTATGGTGAGCATAGCGATGAATATTCTGACCAATATTCTTTAAGTGTCATTCATTCAGTTAGAAATAAACCAAAGGCTAAAGTTAAAATTTACAGAGCAGTACCAGATATTAATTATGAGGTTAATAAAGACTTAAAAGATTTAAATAATATTATTGGTTACTATTATAAATTTGGTTTCTTTCCTATGAAGTTAAAATTGATTCATGATTTGGATGATAAATACTATGAACAAATACCTGATTATGAAGAAAGGCAAGCTAAGATATTAAGTGATATTGAATCGCAAAGGGATGATATTATAAGTAAAAAAAATAAATCTATCGGTATTAACAATGGTGATTGGGTGACAATAAATCCAGATTACGCTAAATCACATGGTAAAAATAATCTTAATAACCGATTTAAGGTTGTTACTAAAACAGTACCAGCAAATACTTTATTTACATTTGGCGACAGTATTCATGAATGGGGTTACAATATCTAGCTTTTTATTTATATAATTGACCAGATATTTATAGATATGAAATCTTTAATTAAAACATTATTAAGGGAGAATTTAATGGGTGGTAAATATATATATCACGGGACTGGTAAAGGTCAAGCATTAAACATACAACGTGATGGTTATATGAAACTTAATAAAACTGGTGAAGAAAAGCCATCTATATCGTTCACTAAAGATTTAGATTACGCTAATTACTATGCTAAAGCAAAAGGTGGTAATAAAGCAGTTATTTTAAGAACAAAACTAACTAAAGATTTTATTTTATCTCCAAGAATAACAAATAACAAAGGGGATGAATTTATCACATTTAAACCAGTTGTATCTAATAATTTAGAAATTTTAAGTAAAGATAATAATTGGCAACCGTTGAGTAAATGGGATATTATATTTGATGAACCTAAAAATTTATTTAATGAAAGTTCAAGTGGTAGTCTGAACCCAACATTATTGTCTAAAGATGATATGATTAAAATGGGTGGTACTGGCCAATTAAATAAGGCGTTTGAAAGATATATTCTTATCGATAAGATAACTGGATTAGACCCAGACCCAAGTGATTGGACCGATGATAGTGGTAACGTAAGAAAATTTGAAAAAGGTCAACCTATAGAAAAATCAATAGAAGTTATTTATGATTCTTTTGATGATTTATATTATTTACAAAATGGAAACCATAGAATAAAACAAGCTAAAATAAATGGTGATAAATATATCAGAGCATTTATACAGCCAGATAAAGGAAAAATAGGTGATGACGCTAAATTAACTGTTTAGTTGCTAGCCTTTTTTGTTTTCATCTATCTTAGTCTTAAACTCTAAGATTGCGCTTGGTAAACCTAAAAAATAATTTCTAATTTCTTTACCTAAATCCATATCATTAGGATTTTCTTTTACCATTTTTGCTATATCTACCAAAAACGCTTTTAATAAATCTTGTTCCATAATAAAATTTTTAATGCAAATATACAATAAAAAACCCAAAGAAACAAGTCTTTGGGTTTATTTATATGTTAACTCTTATATTATTTTTTACTCATAATATCAATAATAAATATATTAAAATATAGTTTTTTGTCAAGTGATTATTGAAAACTTGAGCCTAATTCACAAATAGTAGATTGAATTTGGTGCCAGTATGTATCTGCTTCATCAGCCAACGAATCACCAGTCATGTGATACCTATTAATTTCATCATCAAGAGTATTTTGGGTATCTTTTAATCTAGCGAATGGTTGTCTTAACTTTTCCATTATTTCGCTTTTCTTTTCATCGTTTAGATGTTTAATAGCCTCTTTAGTAAGTTTTAAAGCTTCTTCGTAACTACCAATAGTCATTTTATTACAAGCTGTTTTCATTGCTGGTGTCATATATTGTCCATCAATAATTTCCTCACGAAGCCTTTTTTTAATAAAATCTTTCATACTATTGCGATTTTCTAAGTTCAACTTGGCTGATGATATCAAACTGGCATACATTTTTAAGTGTAGTAACTTCTTGATTAGAGTAAGCTTGTATATCCAAATAGTAAGTGTTAGGTATAAGGCTTTGTGTATCTAGCAAGAAGTAATAATAGTTGTTGGCCATTTCTACTGGTTGCCAATCAATAACTGTAAGTTCTGGCGCACCTTCTGTAACATAAAGTCTATATTTTAAACCACTGATATTTTGTGTTTGTTCTACGGTGTATGGTATTCTAGCTGAGACAATAACCTTACGAATATCACCACGTTTGACTTGTTCTTTATTTTTAAGTCCGCCTATTGAAACTGCTACCTTTTTAGGTAACATATCATTATTACCAATGTTGTAATAACCAAATGAATCTTTAACAACAAAATCAAGTGTTATGTCAGGTCTAGAAACTCCATTTACGATTATTCCAGTCCAAACATCATTATACATTGTTTCTATATTGCTAGAGGTAGCTGGTATAGTAATATCTATTGAATAAACACCTAACGTTACGTGATTAACTTCTGATGTACTGTATGATAATATTATATTACCATTATTATCATATATAACCACACTTGGGTTTGTGTCTAAATTTACTGGATTACCAGCTAAATTAACATATAGATACAGTTTATTTGGTTTATCAGCAAAGAAATTATTTCTATCATCTTCAATATGATTATCATAAATTGTTTCTATGAATGGTTCATAAAATGTTTGTGTGTTATTGGTGAAGAAACCTACATATTGAAGTGTAGTTGTGTTCATTAATTCGTATGCTCTGCTATATGCAATACCTAAACCATAATTTGTATCACCAGTCAATAATCCATTAACATAATCGGTAACGTCCATTTCTATATTTTCGTTACCTTTATCAAAGTGTTGTGTTGTAACTGTAATCCCAGATGGTGAACCAGAATAAACACCAGTTCCATTATTCCAAACAATACCTGTTTGTGCTTCTATCCAGTTAGATGGACCAGTATAGTAAGCACCTTCTCCATTTGCTAAAATAGGTACTTCATAATCATAACCGACACCATTATCCCAATTTTGGTCTATTTTGAATAAGATTAAATCGAATGATGTAGTTCTGTCTTTACCACCCATTGTTCCATTTAACAATCTTGTATCAAATGAACCAGTATTGGTCATTCTTAAAGTATGTTTAAGTTTAGTTAAATCGGTGAATGTACCACCAGTATATAATGATTTTAATCTTGATTCATCAAAATGAAACAAGAAACGGCTATATTTTTGTTCACCAATAGCACCACCATAGAATAATTCAGTAACTGGGTTAAGACCAGTATTTACGTATTGGTTGCTTACAATGGTGTTATTTTTATCAAAATAAGTGCGGATTACCATGTTGTTTTTATTATAAATATCACGATTCTATGTTAATTGATGCGGATATTTTTTGATAGCATGGCTTTTTCTAAGGTGTCAGCTTTTGATTTAAATATTGCTAATGCTTGTTTGTTACCAGATGTTGTTAAATCGGTTGGTGGGTTTCCACTACCATTATGAACATGAGAAAATAAAGCTTCTTTCATTAGTTTTAAGTATTCTAATAATACATCACCAAAAGGTAATTGATGAGCTTCACTAAGTATCATAGATTGTTGTTCATCAGTAATCAAATTGTCTGGGTTTGTTACATCAAATCTAGGGCTACCATCTGTATGTGTTATAAGATTAATCTTATTAGCAACAATATTTGTTATAGTACCTTTTCTTTCTGGTTGTTGACTAGAAGCTGGTACGATTACAACGTTGTTTTTAATTTGAATATATCCTTGTGTAGCTGGGTTATAAACAAATGGATATGGGTTAGTAGATGTAGGTGTTGTTTCCACAAATTTACCAGCTCTAATAACTATTTCATTTCTTTTTTGTGTTATATCTGTATTATATCTACCTTGTATTGATATATCTTCTGGATTTGGAAAAATACCATTTAATTGAGGAATTTGGTTAGGATTTACTTTAGGTTCACCTGGACCAAATGTAAAACCAGCCAGAGCTGAGTATTCAAATGGGTCTTTATCCAATAAAGGTAGTTGTGAAATAATTGGGCCTAGATATAATCTATCTGCATGTTTTTGTCTGTTACTAAAAACAAAAACCAATACAACTTCACCCTTCTTAGGTTGAACAAATAAGTGTTTTGGTAACATTGGAAAACACCATGGTAAATCATCATCTGTTATTGAATCATCACCACCAGTTGGTGCACTACCTTTTATTCTAACTTTAATACGACCTAAACCTTTATCAATTAATGAACCAAAATCAGATTCAAGTGCTGTTACAACGGCATATTTTACATTAAAATCAATTTTTAAATCTTTATACAAATCAGACATATTACTTGTTTGCTTTTAAACGTTCCAATATTATTCTATTGGCTTTTTCATATTTTTTTTCAATTTCAACCAATGCATCAAAATCTTTAAGCATTTTTAATTTAAGAGCATCGTAATCAGCTTGCATTTGTTTCATTTCAAATAATATTTCATTATTTGATTTATTTTCTAAATCTTCCATATAACTATTTTTATCTAATAATTCCATCACCAATACCCATTGATGTTGTGGCTCCTTGACAAACTACTGGACCACCAGCATTTCCACCAACTGCTAAAACAGATATACCTGGTGGAATAACGACATCAACTTTTGATTGAGTTAGAATAGCATTTATGATTTCTTGTATTCTTATTAGTTCCATAGCTTCTTCAACATTAGGACCATCAGCGAATACATCACCAACTACTCTACCAGCATTCGATTGTTTACTAATAATATCAGCAGCTAATGATTGTGCAGATAATCCAGGTCTTAATTTAGCACCAACCATAACTAGAGGTGGCGGTAGTGGTTCTACTGGAATATCTGGAACTAAAAAAGCATTAAGGATTAAGTTTAAAATCCCATTCATTGATGAGAAATTAAATCCAGAACTAGGTATTAATTTTTCTTCAGCCATTATATTAATTTATCTAATAATTGTTGTATTATATTTGTTGGGATTCCAATAAGTGTTTGTAATTGAGCTAGTTTATTTACTTGTTTTTCTTTTTGTTTTTTTGCAACAGCTTTTGCCGTTAAAACAGAAATTTGTTTTAAAGCTATTACTAACAAAATTTTAATTAATTCTTCAGCAATTACTTTCATAATGCCGTTCATTAATTTTTTATTCTTTTTTATAAAATCGACACCATCGGTAAATGTTGATGTTGTACCATAAACTATTTTATAATTTATCATAAACACAACTATTACTTTTGGTGACAATACAACATTAACAATAGATTTTATTAAAGTAACTATTATTTGTTGAATAAAATTTAATTTAGAAGATACAACATCCACTGGATTTGGAACATTAACCGCACTGGCATTTGCCATACTATTAAGACCATTAGTTATTGCAGATTTTTGTTGTACTACGTTGGTGCCAGCAGCAGAAAATTCTTGTGTAAAATTAGTTAATTGAGAAACTGGAACTGATGATGGGATATCATTAGAAGTCTTAAGATTTATAGAACCTTTTTTTCTATTCAGAGCATCAGCTTGTTGTTTAAGCGTTTCTTCTTTAGTAAATGTAAATGCAGAATCTGGGATAGGGTTTTGATTATTGTTATTAACCATTTTATCAATTATGGTATTAACCTTTGCTTCATTTTCGAGTTGTTTAAGTGATTTACCTATTGTTGATGAAATTGAACCATAAATAATATCCATTATTTTATTTACGATATTATCACTATTAAATAATATTAAGCTATCAATAAAATCGTTATTTAAATCAGTAAGTGTCTTTGAATCATAATTTTGGTGTGCTTTTATGACAAGGACGTTGTTTGGTTGACCAATTGTTGCACCATTTTGAACAAACTTAATTGTTATAATATCATTCCAGCTATGTTCAATACCAGCATCTTGTATTACACCATAAAGAAATGTGTTAAAATCTGAACTATTTAATAATGGTGTGGTTATATCGTTATATATAAGTGGACCAACAGATGACCTTGGGTCTGTTCTTAAAATATCTGAAAAGTCTATTTTTTTAACTTGTATGACAATCCCACTACCAGTTGATTTTATCCAAGATGGTAAACTAGGGTCAACACCACAACTAACAATACTTTTTAATTCTACTTTAAGAGCTTTTTTAACAGTTTTTTCTATCCTTGGTAGAGAATGAGTTATTGTATCAACAACTGCCGATACAAGCGCCTCAAAACCAATCAAAGCTTTAACTAAATCAGTTAAGAACGCTATTACATCTCCACTATTATTGATTGATGAGAATGAAGATGAAAGTTTAAGTTTTGGCATACCTTCAGTTAAAGTTTTAGATGCCGCAATCTTACCAAAAGCTTTTTTCTTTTTCTCAATAACACTCATTAGAAGTCCATTTCGTCCTCGTTAGTTTTATTTGTGTTTGCTTCATTTTTAATCATTTCTCTAATTGATTTGAAATCATTTAATGAGGCAGAACCATGACTTCTTTCAGCAACAGCTGCATCTATATCTCCACGATTTTTAATTATATCGCTTTGAAGTTTTGCTAATTCTAATTTGATACGAATAGCTGAGTCTTTTACTTTTAGAAGACCAGCTTTTTCTTTTGCAATTTTTGTCAAATCGTCAATATCTTGCGGAGTGGCGCTGGTAGCCAATTCATTGATACCTCTTTGGGCATCATTTATTTGTAAACAAGCATCGTTATAGGTTTCTTGCATCAAAGATTCAAGACTATCGTTATTGTTTACTTTAACGTCTGTTTTTCGTTTTCTGGGCATGGTATTATGTTTTACTATAAATACCTAAAAAAGTAGTTTTTATTCATTTTTATAATCCAGACTCTTTTAGAAATACATAAAGTTGTTTATAACGTTTCATTGCTAACCTAATATCCTTGGTTGAAAGATTGGTATAATTTCTCATGGTTTCCAAAACAGAATTTTTATTATATTTAGAACCTCCATTCATAGCTTCAAAAGCTGTCTCCCAATTTTCTAATATATCTATTAAAGCATAACCTACTTTCTTTTCATTTTCATTTAATTTCTTTTTAGGTGGTTGATTTTCATCGTTTAATTCTTCTTTAACACCTTCAATAAGTTTATAGATAAAATCATCCATTGAAAATGAATCTGAATCTATTTCATACGTTAGGTCTTCTCTTTCTTCTAATTCACTTGAAATATCTTCATATGAAGTAGTTTGTTTTAAGTGTTTCTCATCTTTAATGAGAAGACCTAGTATGTAATTTTTACTAATGGTCCCAAAATATGAATAAGCTTTTTTACCTTTATCACGCTTGAACCTGTGTACTTTTGTTACTAAAAAGGATACTGTGTCTGCGTGTAATTCTTCAAACGTAAATCCTTTTCTGTACAATTTGTACCTTCTTATTATCGACTCAATCATTTTATCAAGAGGTCTAACAAGATGCTCTTTAAAAATGCGATTCCTTTCTAATTCGTCTGTTGATTCTAAAAATTTAATAACTGCTTCTTCTTCATCTGGACCAAAGTACATTTCATTTGTTCTTTTGCGTCCTCTACTCATTACACAACTGGTTGTTGATATGTTATGTTTCTATCCTTACTAAAATAATATTCTTTTTTAGCTTGACTTAACCACCATTTAGCTTCTGTTGGGTCCATAGTTTCTTTATATGATGCAAACAATGAATTTGGTCTTTGATTAACATGCTTATAACCAAATCTAGGGATAACCATAGTTCTAATAGATTTAAATGTCATACGAAGCAAAAATTCATAAATGAATGTAAGTTTAATGTTTGATTTAAAACCACCAAATTCTTCAATAAGTGATTTCTTAATTACCATACCATCAACGTTAAAGTTTTGATAAGTTAATAAAGCATTATTATCTAGGATTCCTAATTCATCTGAAAAACTTTGTGCCCAAACAGCTTCGTTGGTGAAACCAATAAAATGGCCTTGAGAGTCGACATCTACAACAATTGGCATAAAGATACCAACTTCTGGGTATGCTTCTTTGTATTCGACAACATTTTTAAGCCAAATTTTAGCTAATTCGTCATCAAATTCTAATAAAGAAACCCATTCTGATTTAGCCACGCTAACACCGTAATTATATTGTGAAGCAAAATCTGTTTCACCTTCATTTTCTGCAATAACAACAGATGAAGTTAAATCACCATAATCAAAAGTTTTAGCATATTCAGCTACATCGCTACCTTTTGGTACGACAATGATTAATTCATCTGGTTTTACAGTTTGTTCTTTAACGCTTTGTACAGCATTAGGGAAAAATTGTTTTGTATCATTAGTCAATTCATGAACTGGAATGATAATAGAGATATTTGAGTTTGTAGTCATTTTTTAACTATTTAATTATTTGTTAGTTTCTTCAAGTGTAGCCAATTGTTTTTCCATATTTGAAACAATATTGGTTAATTCAGTTTGTCTATTTGAGAATAGTTGGGAATAAACTGATGATAAAATTTCTTTTTGTTTTTCTTCAGTATATTGACCTTGACTTGTTTTAATACTTTCCATTAAGTCAGTTGGTACTGAATCTTCAAACCAAAGTTTCATGTATGTTGCAATTAATTCTGGAATATTCAAACTAGTGTTGGTCCAAACACCATTATTTTTAATAACTTTATTTCCTTCTTCATCTTTACCTTCCATCCATTCTGGAATAAGGTTAGGAATTTTACCAATTACTGGTGTGTTAGTTTCAATAGCTTCTAACGGGAATGTACCAAAACCTGATTGGTCATCGACCCAAACAGCCAAACAAGATTTAGCCAACTCGCTAGCAAATTGTTTTCTTGGTAGTCCTCTAAGTTCTTTGAAGGTAACCCATTTATAAAGTGGATATTGTAGATAAAACATTTTAGCTATTTTAGCAGCATCTCCTTGGTTTCTAGTTAAGATAGCGATAATTGGTTGTTTTGGTTTATCACTAGGTTTAAAATAGCTAGGAATTGATACTGGGACAACATGTGTTTTAATTGATGGAAATATTGTTTTAAGGTAGTTAGCTTGATATTCGCTAGTAGTGATAACATCATTAAAACCATAATCAGTATTCCATCTTTTACCAATTGGTAAAAGTTCCAACAAATAATCATAACTTTGAGATAACACAACTTTTTTACAAGGAAATCCTTTTACTTGGTCCATGATATTTGAAAAGATTTCTGGGATGATAATGAAATCAGCTGGACTAATGCTAAGTTCTTGTTTTTCGATTGAAACGTGAGGTAATGAAGCATATTCTTCACCTAACCATTCAGCAATACCTTGTCCGTTTGCATCACCTCTTAGTTTATAATCATTCTTTTCATGTAAAATAGCTGCTTTGTATCCTAGCTCATTAAGTAATTTTACATGTTCATAAATGTTTGCAATACCAGCAGTTGGGTTTCCTTTGGTATCTAGTGTGAAAAAATACAAGGTAAAATCTTTATTATTAATTCTTTCGATAACGGACTTACCCTGATTGATTTGTTCTTCAAATTGTTTTTTGTTAACTTGCATTTTTAGTTATTTTATTTATTGTTATTCCTTTTCTTTTAAAATACCATAAGCGTATAAGGTATTAAAGGCTAATTGAAAAGAGAGAGGTTTTTTTGATAGGACTCTTTCAACACCTAATGACATATCTTCTGAGTCATCATCATCAATATTATCTATTAAGACATCTATCATTGTCCTGATTATTTCATATTTTGGACCATCGATTTCTTTTGGTCTAGTTGTAAATTCGACAGTTTCTTCTTTACCAGTAACCGAACCTTCTTCATCGTAATATGTTTTTACATAGGTTGTTTCAACTTTATCGGTTAGCTTATAGTGTGTTTTGGGTGTCAAAGCTTTATCTAGAGCATTTAAATCGATATAAAAAATAGTTCCACCAAATTCAATCATAATTAAATTTCTTCATATGTTGTTGTTATTGTTTGACTCAATATTTTATTTCTGAGTTCTTCATTTCTTATAAAATCTAAAATAGAATCTATTTCATAATCAGCAAAAGTTTTTGTGTTGTAATTTGTTTTTACCTTTACACTAATTTTACCTTTTGGTTTAGCTTCTAGAGCTCTAGGATTTGCTGTGATTAGTATATCAATACCATCCCATTTATCTTCATACTTTGTAACAAATCTAATTTTTTTTGCTTTACAACCAGTTTTCGATAGAAAAAACAAAGTAGATGGGATTGCTTTATTTACTTCTCGACTAACAATTTCAATTTCATGTTCACCTTCATAATCAATTTCATTTAAAAAATCATTAAATTGATTCATCAATCCGTCAGATAGTTGGTCAGCATGACCAAAAATTTCTAGAGGAGCTTCCAAATACATAAAAGAATTTAACTTATCTATATTATCAAACTTAAAATAGTTTAATAAATCAAAATCAGTTATGTCTTTTTCAGTAATATTTGTTTCGGCAATATATTTGTTATACGTATAAGCAAATTGGCCGATGAAGTCCCTTAATACTTCATTTAAAGTTATACCTATTTTCATAAGCCCAATCTAAGAGCAAAATCTTAATAAGTAAAGTAAAATTAAAACAATTACTAAAAAATTTTTTTAACTTGTTCAAGAAGTGTTTGTTTTTCTTGTTTTGGCACTATTTGCTGTTTTGGTTTTTCAGATTCTTTAAAGATTCCTATAAAATAACTAGTTAATCTATGTCTTACGATTTCAGATTCACTAAATTCTATTACTTCAACTCCTTCTGTTGGTGAATTTTTGACATTTGTAATTAAGCGTTCTAATGAACTATCTTCTTTGTGTTTTAAATCAATTTGTCCACTATCACCTAAGACTATTGTTTTAGTATCATTTGAAAATCTAGTTAGGAAAGTTTTAGCATTGTCGTGAGTTATATTTTGAAATTCATCCACGATTAGAATGGTATTTTCCCATGACCTACCACGAATTTGTCCAAATACTTCAAATTCAATTAAACCAGCTTCTATAAGTTTATTTGTATTTGTCTCACCAATTAATTTATAAAACGCATCCATAAATGACATCATATAGAATTTAAGTTTTTCTTTCTCATCACCAGGTAATATACCCAATTCTTCGTTTCTTAGTTGAACGACAGATTTGACCAACTTAATTTTCTTGTAAATATTTGGTTTACTCTTTAATAGTATTAGGGCTTCAGCTACACTTAACAACGTTTTACCAGTACCAGCTGGGCCAGAACATATTGTAACGTCATTGTTTTTAATTGAGTTTGTGAGCTTTTTTTGGGTTTCGTTTTTGTGTTTTATGTCAACTTTAATTTTTGACAAGAGGCCGTTATTAAATCCTGTAAATATGTCTTGTACAATTTCGTCCTCATCCTTTTTTTTAACAACACTTTTTTTTGCCATGCAACTGTTTTATTAATAAATATCTCAACTTCTAACGTTCGGATAATTTTTAACAAACCAATCAATAGTTTTTTTAATTCCAACATCAAATGGAGTGAATTTATAGTCTGGCAAAAAAGTCTTAAGTTTACTATTATCACTTGGTTTTCTGAATTGACCATCTGGTTTAGTATCATCAAAAATTATTTCACCTTTAAAATCCATATACTCAACTATAGTTTCAACGGCTTTTTTTATTGAAATTTCTTCAGAATTTGAGATAATTATTGGTTCATTTTCATTATAACCATTCAAAATAGATAAAGAAATCTTAGCAACATCTTCTGAATAAATGAATTCTCTTAGTGGGTTTCCAGAACCCCATACAACCAATGGTGTATTGTCTCTTTTTGCTAAATAACACTTATGAATTAATGATGGTATCACATGACCATTTTTTAAATTAAAATTATCATTTGGGCCATAAATATTAGTTGGTATAACGCAAGTATAATTTAAACCATATTGTTCTTTATAAGCTCTAACTTGTACTTCAGCCATTCTTTTAGCATAAGCATAAGCATCATTAGAATAGTGTGGTGGTCCTAAATGTATTTTATTTTCAGTTAAAGGGTAATCTATTTTATCTGGAAAAACACATGTAGATAAAAAAACAATTAACTTTTTAATATCATATTTTCTACAAGCTTCTATAACATTTGTATTAATCATAATATTATCATAAAAAAACTCAGCTTTATGATTCATATTACCACCAAGACCACCAACTTTTGCGGCTGTGTGTATAACCTTATCAACAACATTTTCTTTTTCTATATTTTTATCTGTATAAAAAGAAAAAATTTCATCAACAGATTTTTTATCTCTAAGGTCACAAGTATTGGTGTTGAGACTTACTAAATCTCCTTTAAATTGTGAACCAACTAAGCCATTTCCTCCAGTTATTAAAAGTCTACCCATGATAATTCTTTTTTATCAACTAGTTTATCTAACCAAAATTCTATCATTTCATCTAACATAGTCTCAAAATTATATTCTAATTCCCAACCTAAAATTGTTTTAGCTTTTGTAGCATCTCCTCTCAAATAATGAAGCTCTTCTGCTCTTTCAAATTTTTTATCTGTTTTAACATACTTTTCCACATCTAATTCTAGTTTATTAAAAACATATTTTACCAAGTCATAAACACTTTTTGACTCACCAGTAGCTAAAACATAATCATCTGGTTTATCTTGTTGTAGCATCAACCACATTCCTTTAACATAATCTTTAGCATGTCCCCAGTCTCTTTTAGCGTTTAAATTACCTAAAACCAATTCATCGGACATACCTAATTTAATCTTAACTGCTTCCAATACAACTTTATTAGTTACAAAGTTTATACCTCTTCTTGGACTTTCATGATTAAATAAAATTCCTGAGCAAATAAACATATCATAAGCATTTCTATAATTATGGCATAAGCTATGCGCATATAATTTACTACATCCATATGGTGAAACAGGAACCATTGGTGTTGTTTCTCTTTGAAACATATCTTTATCACATGAGTTACCAAACATTTCAGAAGTAGCTGCGTGATATACTTTTGATTTTGGTGAAAATTTTCTAACAGCTTCAAGCACAGCTAAGGTACCACCAGAATTAACATCAAGCGTGTACTTTGGTAATTCAAAACTTATTTGAACGTGACTTTGGGCTGCTAAATGGTAAATTTCGTCTGGTTTCAACTCACTTATAATAGATTCAACACTAATAGGGTCTGTTAAATCCATGTAGTGTAACGTTATTAATTCTTTTGAACGTAGATGTTCAATTCTGGTAGTTTGTGATTCTGGAACTGAATTTCGTCTTATTGTTCCGTGGACAATATATTTTTTCTCAATTAATAATTCAGCCAAATATGAAGCATCTTGACCATTTGCACCTACAATCAACGCTATTTTTTTCATCATAAAAATTTTTCTTTAAATACATCAACAGATATTAAATTTAAAGCTTCAACTCTACGTTTTTCTAAAAAACCATATTCATAAATATTTTCATTTTCGTTAACTTTTAATAATTCTTGTTTACCTTTTTTAATAACACCACAACCCTCATCAGTATCAACCGTGTAAATTTCAATATCTGAGTTTTCACTTCTTAATTGCACAATCGCTTTCCAAACATCTCCATGCCAAGCATTTGATACTCGTTCTCTTCTTTGTGTTATTTCAGTAATTGGGTTACAATCGTGAACAACAATAACACCATTTTCATTTAGATTGTTTAAAGAATTTATGATATCTCTATAAACTTGTTCGTGTAAATGTAAACCATCAACAAAAACAATATCGTATTTTTGTGTGATATGTTTTTCAAAAAAATCATCCGATGTCATTTTATATGTTGTTTCAACATTTGGGTCAACACCATGTTTGGTTTGTATTTTTACCCCAACCCAGTTATATCCTGGTTGTGCTGGTGTGTTAACACCGATTTCTAAATAAGAAGTGTAATTGTTTTTTTCAATTAAACCATTGATTATTTCTGTTCTAGTCATAATTTTAATTTGTTATTTTTGAATATCTTTCTAAAATGTTAGTGTTATCTAATATTAATCTTTGTGGTGAAAAAGCGTAGTGAACAAATAAAGATTCACCAAAAATAATGTTTGGCATGTTTAATTCTTTTGGTTTGTCACTAGATAACCAAATTTCTTCTGCTGAGCCAACATCACCATTAAATGTTTTAAAAGTTTTACCTAACCAAGAAATACTATTGATTGAACATCTTTCAAAATTAGATAAAACCCAATTTTCTATAAAAAAATCAGTTGTTTTATTTTGTTCTTGTTTTTTTAAAAATACATCGTGAAGATTTGCAGCAAAACCACCACTTCTCCAACCATTTTCATCTTCACAGTTGTAACTTACAGGTGCTAAACCAGACACAATGTTTTTTAATTGGTAGATGTGGGTTAATAATGCATTGTTAAGAATATTACCATAAACTAAAAAATATTGTTCGTTTTCTATTCTAAATTCAAATAGGTTTTTTATAGAACCTTTTTCAATATAAACAACATCATCGTCTAAACGCAAATAAACTGTATTTTCATCAATACAATTTTTAAAAAATCTACATATAGTTGCCGTATGACTACCATTAGGGTCTACTGGTACATCTGAATATTGTAACTTTATGTAGTCATAATGATTAGATAGAGTTTCTATATAATTAATATCTTCTTGATTGTCAGTATTTACCCAAATCACCCATTCGTCAAATTCATCTTTACATTTATAAAGATTTTTGTGTAAAACTTCTAGGTATTTTTTTCTACCAGCTGGTGTTACAATTATTTTTTTCATTATATAAAGTTTTTTGATTTTATTATTGCGGATGCTATTATCTGATGCATGTCATAATATTTATATTCAGCTAATCTACCACCAAATATAATATTTGGGAATGATTCTGATAGATTTTTATATTTAAGATATATTTCATTATTTTTATCGTCATTAATTGGGTAGAAAGGTATATCACCTCTTTTGTAATCTTTTGAATATTCTTTACTAATCCAAGTAACGTTGCTTTTAGCACCATCAAAATGTTTATGTTCTGTTATTCTAGTATAAGGAACTTCATAGTCGGTGTAGTTTACAATAGAACACCCTTGATAATCATCCATTTCGTGTTTTTCCATTATAAATTCCAAAGACCTATATTCTAATTCTCCAAACTTATAGTCAAAAAATTCATCAATTTTACCAGTAAAAACTATCTTATCAGCCATAGAATCCCATTTTTCCTTTTCACTAAAATAATCAACATCTAGTATAATGTCAATACCATTTAACATGTTTTCAAATAATTTCGTATAACCATTTATTGGCATACCTTGATATTTATCAAAAAAATAATTATTGTCAAAATTGGTTCTTATTGGAAGTCTTTTTATTATACTACTAGGTAAATTTTTAGGGTCCTTGTTCCACTGTTTCATTGTATATCCTTTAATGAATATTTCATAAATATCAGAACCAACTTGTGATAAAACCCATTCCTCAAAATTTTTTGGGTCGTTATTTACAGTGACAACTTCTTTTAATTTTAGTTTAGCCTCTTCTGGTGTAGTAACACCCCATAATTGCTGCAATGTTAATAAGTTTATAGGAAAAGAAAAAATTTTTCCTTTGTAATTTACCATTGGTGAGTGTTTATAATTATTAAATTCACCAAATTGTTGAATCCAATCCCAAATTTTCTTATCGTTTGTGTGAAAAATATGTGGGCCGTATGTGTGTATGTTTATATTGTCAATATTTTCAGTATAACAATTTCCACCAATATGTTTACGTTTATCAATAACCAAACATTTTTTACCAGCCTTTGTTACTTCGTGTGCAAATGCGGCTCCAAATAAACCAGCACCAACTATTAAAAAATCATATTTCATCTCTAAAAATTATTTTTTTTATTTGTTCTAATTTTATATTGCTATATTCTACATTGTGAAATTTTTGGTAACCACTGCCAGATTTAAAATGTAAAATAGGTGCATCATTAATTGAGTGGTTTAAAAGTTGAATAATATCAATATGCACTGGGTCTTGAAAATGGTATGGGTCTACAAATGTTTCTTTTAATTTTAACACCTTATCTACTAAATAATCAGAATAATTTTGATTTATTAATTCATAAGGGAATGACCTATCACCCATTTGAATAGTTTCTTTTATTTTTTTAGATGATAGTTCAAAAGAATAATTTATATTACCGTTCAAAACAAATTGGACCAAGTCATTTGTACAATTATAATAATTCCACATTTCAAAATAACCATAATCCATTGGGTTTATTTTTTTAAGTAAATCTATTGTTTGACCTCCAACATCACTTATCCCATGAATATAGTCCCAATTAAAATACTGCGTTAAATTGTTACTGTTTAAAAACTCGTTATCAAACAATAAAACACCATCCCACATGTAGTAATAGTTGAAATTACCTTCATTTATTCTATGTATAGGTGTATCTCTGTATTGTGGAGTAAAATAAAGTTTTTTTTCGTTCATTAAACCATTATAATCAATTTTGTTTATGAAAAACATATCTGAATGTATTAACATAAAATAATCATTAGATGTTGCTTGAAAAATGTCTCTGAACCAATTAAGTTGTTCTACATAATATCTAGAAAATGGTACGTTTCTAGGCCCAGTATAATTAATACACGTTATTTTATTTTCATAACAAATATTTTTTATTGTTTGAGCATGTTCGTTTGATGCATTTATTATTATAAATTCAGTTTCAGAATCAAACATATGTTTTTTATATGAATCTATTTGTAATTGAAGATACTCTGGATTTTTGTCTGGAAATGAAAATATTTTTAATTTTTTCATATTTTAAAATAAAATTTTATATATAGCTATTATTTTCTTATTTTTTTAGTGAGTAAATTATGTTATTTAAAATGTATAACCATACTGAAAGAATTTTGTTTATTTGGTTGCAATTAATTATTAATTAAAAATAATGTTTTACATAATATTGTGTAAAGAAACTATTTTATTAAGTGTTTATATTTTTCTTTATTATCAATTATAAAATTTGGTAACAAAGAATTATTTATTTTTATAGAATAACCTCTACCAAAAACATCAAGACTGTTATTTATTTTAGTTTCTATAGTATTCTTTATAAAATCATTATTAAACTCTTGGTGTCCATAAGATTCAATTTTTTCCCTAACCATTTTTTCACCGCCTTGGAATGTGAAATGCCAACCAGCATTTTCAACTAGTTTATACTGATTTCTATTAGGTGTTCTAATGTGATTTATACTATAGTTTTTTATATTTTTATATTTTGTACCTACAGTTCCATACCAATGTTCTGAAGATTCTAAGTTTAAATAATATGTAAAAACTTTTTGATTTAATCTTAAATTACCATCAAAATTAAATTCATAATTTATATTTGGGTCCCATATTTCATCTAAATCAGACACAAAAACAAAATCATCATCATTAGCTTCTATCAAACCTTTTTTAATACATTCTTTCTGATAAAATTCTCTTAACCAATGAACTTCATGTTTAGGAACATTAGGTGTTGTTAAACAATCATCAATAATAGAATCTTGTAAAACATTTCCGTTTTTCATACTAGATAAATCAAAAGAATCTGGCATATCACTAACAATAATGTGTATTATTTTATGATTAAACTTTTCGAATCTTTTTTTATTTTCTAAATAATATAAAGGTTTATGTTTTCCAGTAAATGTTTTAGTTGCTTCAACTAAAACAAAATAATCAACATAATCGTTAAGTATATTTAATCTAATCTCTAACAAATCTAGTTCGTTAAAAAAAATAAAAGTATCATAAATTTTTAGCATTTTAAAATGATTTATGTATATAATAAGAGTTGTTTTTGATTATACCCCTATATTTTTTATTGGTAATTAAATAATTGGTTAAGCGATATTCAAACGAATTAACCCCATATTGTGGAAAATTATGTAATGGGCTATCGTTGGTGAAATCAACTGACATACCTTTATTTTTTGATATAAAGTAAACTTGGTCACTAAAAATTTTAGATAAATAAAAATCATCGTGTTTTTTATCTATTGTTGCTTCTTCATGTTTTATTGTTTCAGGTAAAAAATTTAAGTCAGCCCAAAATAATGTGGTTGATATTATATCATCGTCATTATCAAAGGTTTTTATCGATTTTTTAAAAAAATCACTTAAATCTTCGGAATGAATTTCACAATCAGGACCAACATAAAAAATATGTTTTGTTTTACTTAACAGTAACCCACAATAATGTTGTACTGAGTAATAATATGATTTTTCATTTTGATTTACGTTCAAGTTAAAACGCTCATTAATCTCATCCAAATATTGGTTAGTATAATAGAAATCAAAATGTTTGTTAAATTTTTCTTTTAACAAATTAAATCTATCTAAACTTTCTATATTATTTATTAAGACTATTTTTTTAGTAATTAAATCATGAGAATAATTAAAAAACCAACCATCAAAATTTAAAACATGTTCAAAATCTTTTTCGTAAACTGTAGTAATTAAAGTAATCATCGTATTTCTTTTTTTACACGTTTCATAATCTCTAATAAAGCTAATTCACTAAAGACAATAAACGTATTATTAATTTTTACCATATTGTTTTAATTTATATTCATTATGTTCTAACAAACACTCATCATAATTATATAAAATATTATCTCTACCTAACCAATGTATGTTTCTATAGATATTATAACCACAACTCCAAAAACCATCTGAAATATTGTGCCTAGCCCAATATTTTGGTCCAATTACAAATTTTAAAGACTCACTAGTAAAAACTGGAAAAAATGCAAACGAACTATTAGACATAATTAAGTAGTTAGCATTTTTTATTATCGAATAGTCTTTAGCTATATCAAAATGATAAACTTCTAGATTTGGAAAATAATTTTTAGCAGAAGAAACGTCATCAGTTATAACCACAAATCTAAAATTTTTATTTATTTTTAACATATGTTTCATTGCGTTATACCAATATTCTTTATTTAAAAATAAATCAGCTACATTTCTGTATTCACCACCCCTAAAATTAATTATACATATGTTTTCATTAGAAAAATCATAACATTCTTTTTCTGGTTTAATTTTAAACCATTTTTTTATCTCTTCTTTTCTATGGTAAAAATAATTTTCAGATTGCATAACACCATCTATTTTCGTATTATCTTTAATGTCAATTAAATTTTTATCATATTCTCTTATATCACATTTAAAAATTGGATGGTATAAATTTTTTTCAACATAATAGTTAACTATTTCATTAGGTAGTTCTATTGGTGGCCCACCTTCTGGACCGTATCCACCAATAACTTCACAACCCATATCTAAATCCATAAAATCTAAACACTTGAATTTATCACCATTAATTATTCCAAATTGGTAATTATTATCTAAAGCAATTGTTCTGGTCGTAGCATAACAAAATAATTGATTTCCTAACCCTTGACCATTGTAAATTTCTGTAACTATCATATTTTTTTTATTTTTTTATTATATTAACTCCATTATTACCACAGTCTAATAAGCCAGAGCCAGTCATATGACCAATTTCTGTTAAATCATGTTTCACCCATTTTAATGAATTCCACCAATTTAACATATTGTGATGTGAAGGTGAAAAAACATCATCACATAGTATGTAACCATTATAATTCATTTTTTCAATTAAATTTGAGAATAAATTTTCATGTATGCCATCGTGCACAGTATCAAAAAAAATAAATTTACTAGCTAAAAATATTTCTTCTGATTCAGTTAATATATCTTTATTTTTAAATGATAAATTTGGATAATCTAACCCAAAAGGCGTGTGTTGATTTTCCCATAATAAACCGTTAAGGTTTTTATCCTCAATATCATAGGTTATCACCTTATTATTTTTGTTTTGGGCTAAGCATAATGCTGAAATACCTTGATGGGTACCAGCGTCAATTATTAAAGTATTATCAAACTTGTATGATAAATATGTTAATAATTTATAGTGTTGTAATGACGGTAATGTATTATTTTGTGCTGTTTGTATATGTCCAATATTATCATAATATTTTAACAAAAAACTAACATCAGTGTTTAAAACATCGTTGTAATTAATTTCTATCATATTTTATTTTTTATATTTGTGAAAACCAAAAGGTTCGTCAACATCTTCATCACAATTTGTTTCATGGCTGAACATTGCTGCTATTTCAGGTGTCGCAAATTTAACCCCATAATTTTCTAATTCTCTTCTGTAATAGTTACATAAAACACCATCTTCATTATAGAAGCCAGTTCCATTATCTGTAAATGGTAAATTTAAATCGTTTAAACAATTCATTAACTTTTTGCTTCTTAGAGTAAAACCACCGTTACCTACTCTAATATTCAAATCCCCATTGAAATGAACATTTTTAGGCCACGGTGCGCCAATGTAATCATAATTTAAAAACTCATCAATCCATTTATGTGGTCTTAAAACATAACCATCATATTGAACTACTAGAGCAAAATCACTTTTTATGAAGTTAGCTAGGTCAAATAACATGAACTTACTATACTCGTCAATATTATTTATTTTAGGACAATAAATAAATGTGATGTTATCTGGTAAGTTATTTGGTTTTTCATGACTTATGAACAACGCTTCATAAAATTCAATCCCTTCCATAGATTTTTGAAGAGCGTTGATAGTTTCTTGAATTTTAACCGAACTAACAGATACCAAAGTTACATTACTTAATTTAATCATTTAAATTTATTTTTAACATAATTTAATTCTTTATTCATTAAATTTGCATTGACTAGTGTATTTGAAACTTGGTGACTTCCAGTTCTATTAACAACCGTAATAATATCTAATATTTTTGGTTCTCCAAATTTTTCAAAACATCTTTTGTAATATTCACAATCCATTAACCAAATTAAATTTTCATCAAATAGAAAAGGGTTTTTATTTAATATAGTTAATACAGATGGTGAGCTTATTGTGTTTATACCTAAATGTATGTCTTCATTGTAAATAGGTTTAAAATCACGATAAAATGTAAAACCATCATTTGAATGTTCGCACCTAGATACAAGCCATTTATCTTTTTTTAAGTCAAAATTATTTACCGTATTAAATAAACTATTATTGTCGTATAAAAAATCATCTTGAAATAAAACCTTGATTAACTCACCATTAGAATTTAAAATACAATTATTTATGTTTGCCGATGAACTACCTACATTATTTAGGTTTTTTAAATATTTTATATTTAATACACTTTTGAAACTTTCACACGTTTTTTGTATTTCATCATTATATGAGTGGTCTGATACAACAATTTCAAAATCTTTAAATGTTTGATTAGTCAATATTTTTAAACTATGTTCTAAAAATATAGACCCATTACTCTTCATTTCATATGCTGGAATACAGATGCTTAAATAACTCATATTTAATTATAATTATTCATTAGTTATTGTCAATAGTTAACCAATTTTTTTGTATTACGTCATGATAATCTTTTGGTCCTAAAGGTCCAAACCATTTTTTTGGACCTATTTTAATAGAATCAGGTGTTGTATTTAGATAAGCACCCCACCAACTAAAAGTACTGTTAGATAAAATGTTATTATTACACATTGTCATAATTGTTATATCTAATATTTCATTTTTTAAATCTGGGAAAATATAATTTTCATCACTATGAAAACTATTTTTAACCCATTCCATATCATCAGACATAAAGATAAAATATGAATCACCAATAATTTCCATAGCATTTTTAAAATAATTAATTGAACAAACAGTATGATATTCAGAATTTTTTAGATAATCACCCCTTCTAATATTAATAGATGTTATTGGTTTTTGTTGAGTTTTAAAAATAGGTATTATTTCAGTTATAAGTTTTTTATCATCTTCAGATATATAAAACAAGTCACGTATTTCTTTTTCATAACCAATAAAATATTTTTCACTTTGAAAAAACCCATTCAATAATATGTTTTTTTGATATACTAATTCTTTGTAACTAAATGTTGGTTCTGTATATATTATTGATGGTGTAAAATCATTTATTGTATTTATTTTTTTAAAAATATTATCTTTATATTTACTAGATACATAACCTTGATTTGGTGTGTGACATTGATTAAAATTAAAAACGGACACATCATCATTATTAAGTGCTAATGCATGTGCTGCTGAAATTTGAAACATTTGGTTTCCTAAACCACCTTGTAATCTACAACTTACCATATTTTTGTTTGTTTCTGATTTTTATTGCAATTTCATTTACCAAAGTTAAATCAACCTTGTGGTCGTTTAGAGGGTTTTCTTCATTATAGATATAATTTATTTCATTCATAAAATAATATCTTTCTTCACCAGCCATTTCAAGCATAGGAAACATAAAAGATAAATCACCAGTTACTTTCCAATAAACACCAGTTTCATCTTTTAAATCTTCTTGTTTAATTTTTCTCCATAAAAAAGCCCTCCATGTTCTTATATGTGAAGCTGTGAATCTAGAAGCTCTTAAGTTATCAAAATTAGTCTGTCTAGACGAAAAACCAATGCTTCCATTTGAATAACGAAAACTACCGTTAGCTATCCAAATATTTGGGTTTGAATATACTTTATTAATTCTAGATAATGTATTACCATCTGGTAACCAATCATCACCATCAACCTCTATTATTATTTCATTATCAGATATTTTATCATTATTTCTGATTACTTGGTCATAGTTACCTGGTTGGTAAAATTTTGTTTTGTTTTCTATTAGAATAAATCTGTCATCACCTTGAATCATTTCTTTGATGATTTTTACAGTATTATCTGTTGACATATCGTCAGTAATGTAACACGTAAAATCACAAAACGTTTGACCCATAAGTGAACCAATACACTTTTCAATATAATTGGCACAGTTATATGCTGTTGTAAGTATAACCATTATTTTAAAATTTGAATTCTTTTATTTAAGTATGTTTTATAATCAGCTTTTTGTTCGTCAACATTGAATAAATAATATAAACCAAAACCGTTTTGTATGTTAAATTGACTTAACCTTTCACCTCTTATTTTATGTTTTAGCATATGATTTTCAATACCCAAAAATTTAAAATGTAACATTTTTAAAGATGGGTCTGTTGATAAAATAACTTCACCTTGTGGTTGTGCTGAGTGACACCCAAAACCATAGTTTATATTGGTTATTTTATTACAATCAAACATCATAGGTTTATCCAACACATTTGTTTTAACACCAAACTTTACTTTTTCAAAAATGTTATCATTTGGTTTTAAATTTAAATCTTCGTCACCAACCATATGATAACCTTCTGGTTTAAATATTGTTATACCATTTTCTTTTGATTTTATTAAAAAATCAACCATATTTTCATGGTATAAGAATTCATCAGCATCACCTAAAATGACATAATCAGCATACCCAACACTAGATTTCCAAACATGGTTTTTTAACTTAATGTGCACACCATCATGAAATTCTTCATTAGAATCAAAAGGAATTATTTCAGTATTGGGGAATGATTCAATAATTTCACAACTTTTATCGGTTGAATTATTGTCCAATATAATAATTTTTTCACAAAAACTAGAATAATATTTTAATAGATGTGGTAATATATTTTCTTCATTATAACAAATAAAAAAAGCATGTACTATTGGTTTTTCAATCATTTTTTTTCTTTTTTTTCGTATTTTTTATCTAATTCTTTTTGTCTATATTTTTCAAAAATATCTTCACCATTTATCTCAACTTTAGCTTTAAATTTAATAACATAATTTCCATCAAATTCGATTATCTTATCAAACAATAAATCAGTGTATTTGTAAAAATAAAAATCATCAACACCAACTGCACCATCTGTAATAAAAGATACAGTAGATATATCTAACATATTTACCAACATAGGATTTTTAATAGCTTTTTTGATTTCTTTTATAAAAAACACACTAGTTTTATTATAATCTTTTGGGTACTTACTGACATAAAATTCTAATAACCTTGTATCATTATCAATATATCTAACAGTTAATTTTTTGGTGTATGCCTCAATATCAAATTTAGGTACAAATTTTCTCTCAACAATAATATGTCTTTTTGATTTATAAGTTGAATAATATTTGTCACCAGAAATAATCCCTAACGTAGTCGTACCGCTTTTTGTGTGTAGATTTTCTTCCTTTTCTTCAATACAATTATTTGATAGCGTATCACTAACACTTAATGTTATTTCGTCATTATTAACACACATTTCTAACGGGTAAGTGTCATACTCGTCTAATTTTATATTTTCAAGTTCTTTGGTTTTATTTTTTGTATATGTTCTGGTTATTGGATAACCATCTTCATCATACCCAATTATTTCAGTTATATGACCAGAACTTTCCTTAAGAATTTTGTATGTTCTCCATCTTAAATTTCTTACTTCTTCACTGACTTCTCCTTGTATTAATGAATCAGCTAATTGACCTTGTGTATTTCTTCTTACGTAATTTACATCATCAGCTAAAGTTTCAGTTTTTTGTCCTAGTGCATTTTTTTCTACATTTGCTAAAGACAATGATAACTTAACCACATTTTTTTGAATTAATTTTTTTAACTTTTTAATCACAATTCTAAAATTTTTATCCACTCTTTTAAGATGTCGTTATTGCTAATATCTATATTATCATATTCGGTAGATTCATTACCATAAAAAGACACACCAGTTGATAAACATTCGTCTTTGACTAAACAAGCAACTTCACTTTTAGATGAGTGATAAACTCGACCAATCATGTCATACATTTGTTGTTTATTCTCATAAAAACCCATTACAATTACTTTATCGCTTAACAGCGGTTTAACAAAATTATCATAATAAACACCGCCTATTTCACCGAATAAGTATATTTTTTCACAACCATCAACTAAGGCTCTATTTATCGACACATGTGTTTGTTTATTCTCATCAAAAGAGCCTATAACACCAGCAATTTTATCTAAACCAGTTTTGTCTCTTCTAATAAATTCTTGTTTAAAATTAGGTATTATTTGATACGGGCCATTATAATCGCTATGGTATTTTCTATGTTTTTCGTTTAAGAAAACAACTTCATCCCAATATTTAGTTATTTTACCAACCTCGAATAAGTTTTTTTCATGACATGATAACACTACTTTACCAGCATTTGGTCTTTTTGGTAAATTTATAAAGTGAGTTATTAACCTATCATTTGGTTTTACACTAAAAGTTTCATCTAGCACTCCGCTTTTACATTTATCCAAATGCCATTTATGAGGTCCATAAAACGTAGCATCGTATCCAGCGTTATTTAATTCTTTAGTAAGTCTTATTAAAGCAAAGGTAGAACCTCCTTTATCAGACCAACCACTAACTATTTTTATAGGGCCTTTAATATATTTGTTCAATTTTTTTCTAGTTACAACTTTAGGTTCAAACATTTTTATATTATTGCTATCAATAGAAAACTTAGTTATTAAATTATTTTTAATAACATCATCTTTTGCAAAATAGCTAATAACCAAAGGGTCGGTAATTGGAGTGTTTTCAGGAGAACTTTCTACCGATACAAAATCAAAATCACCATAAAGCTTTTTAAAATGTTCAAATAATTGAGGATTTGTGATGTATATCAAATCAAAGCTAGGTTCATTTATTTTATATAGATTATTTTCTTTGGATAATACGTAACCATTATCAGTATTAAAACCCCATTTACCGTCACCTAATTTAAACCCAGGTGGTTCTAATAAATTAGCAACTTTAATGTTGTTATTCTTGAACATTAATTCTTGCTTTTTATTTATCTTAGACATAACAGTCACTGAATGATTATTTTCTTTCAATTTTTTTATTATATTCAAAAAGTAAGTTTCGTTTTCACTATCATTTTCCAATGACATCGCTATGAATAAAATTTTTAATTTTTCATTTTTTCTTGTCTTTTTGTCTATTGTTACTGGTAATTTATCTTTAAACTTATCAACAAATTTTTGTCTATTGACTTCCCACTGTTCGTTAGTCATACCAACAGATTGGTGGTTAACCCTAATGATAGTTGTAACACCAATTTTAACACCTTCTAAAAAGTTTTCAAAACAAAAAGTAACATCATAGAAATGAAAACCTTCAACATCTTCGTTAAAAGTCTTTTTTAACTTGGTTTTATCAACAGCAAAGAATAAACCATCAACTAATACCGTTTCTTCAATCTCTTTTCCTAAATCATCAGAATAACTAGATAACCATGTCTTACCTTCATGAGTATGTTGAACTCTTCCATACATTTTTTTAGGATTCTCCCACCATTTTCCACTTTGTGAAAGATATTTGGTCCCAGCAACACCTATGATTCCATATTCTTGGTTGTTGGACATCAGCTTTAATAACTTATGTCCCCATTGTTTGGTTTCAATCGTAATATCATCATGACAAAACACAACAATATCATTTGTTGCTTGTTGTAAACCTCTATTGTAAGCCTTTGTTAACGCCTCTCCATTGTTTACAATTTCAATTATTTCTAAATGTTTATGTAACCCAGACGTTTTGATTAAATGTTCTTTATGTTCTGGTTTTGACTCTCTGGTGCAATATACTATTGTTAACATTACTTTTTAAATCTATTATATGCGTTATCAGTTATTCTAATGATATTTGCTTGACCTATAAATTCATCCAAATTAAGCGCATTAGAATAACTCATTGCTGAACGTAGATAAGCCTCAAAGTTTTCAACCCATTGTGCTAACCTATATTCAACTTTTCTAAATCTAATAACACCTTCTGAAGTTGTCAATACTTCTTTACCCCATTTTTTCTGAACTTCTTTGGTGCTCATACCTCTGAATTTTTTAGTAACTGGTATCTTATTGTTATAAGCCCATTCAGCTATCTTTTGATTTACCTTAAGTTTACCCCACAAATAGTTTTCACCACACGATTCTATTGCTTTGTTAAATAAGCTTCCAACCATTACATAATCAGCACCAAGGGCCAAAGCTTTAATAATGTCACTGTATGTTTGCATACCACCATCAGCCACAATCTTTGCAGGTTTATCTAACCACAAAGAAGTATTATAACATTCTTGAATTAAAGATGCCATAGGATAACCAACACCAGTATGAACGGTTGTACTACAATTATGTACGATATGTTTATTAACATGGTACGAATGATTTTCATTAACAGTAATATCATATAACATATTATATGATTCTGTCTTAAAAGGCTCAATACTTTCTATTTCTTTTAGTTTATATTTTTTTAGTTTCATCGTATATTTTTTTTAATTTATTTATGAAATTTAAAGATTTAACATGTTTATCGCTAACTCTAATTAATATAAAGTTATTTAATTTAGCTATTTTATTTTTTAATATATCATTAGTTTTAGCCTCATCTGATGAATGCCAAAACTCACCATCTAATTCAATTAATATTTTCCCACCTAATTTATAATCAAAAACTTTTCCACCTAATTCAAAAGAACTTGAAACTGATTTACCAAAATAAAATTTTAAAACATTATAAAAATCAATTTCAATTTGGCTATGTTTAACAAATTTAACTTTTTTTAATTCATCAAATGTTAAATTTTCTTTTAAAAACCAACCAAGATAATTTTTATTAATATCTAACCCAACGACTGTTATTATTTGATTAAATGTAACCTTATCGTTTTCTTTTAATAGTTCTTTAATTATTGGTAACGAATTATTTAAAAATTCAATAACATTATTATTAGGTGTTATTGGTTTATTTAACCATTTTGTTTTAGATTTCAAACATATTCGTTTAAAAATTTCTTTATTTTTAACCAACCCAGCTTTAAACCAATAACTTTTTAATGTTCTAAAATCAATTGATATGTTTTTAGATAGGACACTGATTGGTTTATTTAAATTTATGAAATCATCATACGTTTTTTTTAGTTCATCATATGTTATACCAGTTTTTTCCAATAAAAAGTTTAAATTATCATATTTTTCTTTCGATTTTTTTATTTTTAATAAAACATCATTAGACTGAACTACAAAATTTTTATGATTCGAAAAATATTTTAAATATTTACCTTTATGAAATTTAGTTTTATTACCGCAACCGCAAGCGCAAACCCCTTCGTTATCCTTTAAAAAGTATTTAGTATAATATTCCTCGTTAGTCATATTATGTAACATTTTTAAATGATTACTAAAAGACAAAAAATTTTTATTATCAGTTTCTTTATCAAAGGTTTGGTTACATTCCAAACAAACACATTTTTCAAGAAAATATTTTTTTAGCATATCTAGTTTTGTTATAAATATGTCGAACTTATTAAAAAGTTAAACATTTTCCACATATTCCAATAAAAAATACTCGTTTGTTAAATTTTCAGCTTTAACCCACTCAGCATAATTATGAATATTATCATCATTAATCAAATCAATATGTTTTTTACTCACAACATAATATTCATGCGTTTTTGTTGAAACCGAATCATTAATTTTAATTAATTCTTCTCTACTAGGATATGCAATAGTGCTAATAACTTCTTTGTATTCACCAGTATGTGTCAAAACAAAATCACCTATTATAACATCTTGAATCGATTTATTACCCGATTTTGTTGTTACAATGGAATTTTCTAAAAAACAACCACCACCATTTCCAATACCAACTCTAATATAATCTGCTCCAGCATCTGATAACTCACCATAAGTTTTTGGGTTAGCTATATTACCAACCATCAGTGTTAAATTATTGTATTGTTTTTTTATTTTTTTGGTTGTCTCCAAAAGAGTATCCATGTGTCCATTGGCAATATCAATCAAATAAAACCCATTTTTATCTAAGTCATCACTTAAATATTTTTCCCACATTTCTTGTAACGAATATGATTCAAAACCTATGTTAGTTTTTTCACCTCTAGGTAAACAAACATTTATTTTTTGGTTGTAAAAAATTTGTTCATTACCAGAATTAATTACCATATCCATAGGTGCTGTTATCAAAGGTAAAAACCCATTATAATAAGGATTGATATCCTTTCGGCTATTTATTTTAGAAACTATCGCTGGTTCAATTAAAATATCGTTAAAATCAAATTTTTCAGTCATTTTTTATTTTTTGTATGTTAATTAATTTTTTCCAGTGCTACCAAAACCACCAGAACCTCTTTCTGTAGATGAATTAATATTATCAAGCTTTTCTAACTTAATAATATTCTTTGCTGTTACGGTAGCTATAACACCTTGAGCTACTCTATCACCATGATTGATAACAAAATCTTCTTCACCTAAATTGATAAGTATAATCTTTATTTCGCCACGGTAATCTGAATCAACCGTTCCTGGTGTATTTAACACAGTAACACCGTTTTTAGCAGCCAAACCACTTCTCGGACGGACTTGGATTTCAAATCCATCTGGCAATTCAAAAAATAAACCAGTTGGTACCAAGGCTCTTTTGCCAGCCTTAATTGTCATTGGTTCAGAAAGATTTGCTCTAAAATCAAAACCAGATGAACCAGCTGTTGCATATTCTGGGTCTGGGTTGGTTGATTTATTTGCAAAACCTACTTTTAATTTAAAATAATCTGGGTCATAGAAAATTTCTGTTGGATAAGAAAATTCTCTGTCAAAGTCTTCTTGACTATATGAGTCATTTGGGTCAGATATTTGTAGGATTCTAGCCCTCATCCTTTCAACTAAATCGTTCATTATTTTTATTTTTTTATTTTTGAGCTTTTAATAGCTAGCATACTACCCATCTTAAGTAGTTCACCAACCATTGAATTATGGTAATCCGACATTTTATCATCAACTTTATCAAAGAAAAGAATTGCAGAATATTCCTCTTCAGTTAATTCAATTCCATGTGAAAGAATATAATAAGCACTTCTTTCACCTACTCTCATAGATACAAGGTCATCGTTAAACTCATACATCTTACCTTGGTTCTTACGGTGCCATTCAGAGGTACATGGTTTATATAATTTAGCTTTACCAATGCCATGTAAAAGACATACTTTTAATAAGGATGTTTGGTCAACCTTTTCTTCTTCTGGTAATGTGTTATTGATTTTTACAGCATATGAAGCCACTTTGAGTAAATGGTCAATAAGTCCGCCTTCAAAGGCGTTGTGATAATCAGCCATGCTGCTGGCTGGGGCTTTGATGAAATCTTCACCTAAAAAGGTCATAAGTTCATCATTCATGAAACCGTTTTTGGTCGCAGTTTCAAAGTATTTTTTAGTATTTGCAACTATTTTAGCTTGGTCTAAAGACATAATGCTAGTTTAGAAACTTCGTTATTTTATGCAAATATACAAAAAGTTTTCTAAACTAGCAAGTAAATCTTTATCTTTTTAAAACACTCTTAAGGTTATTAATCAATTTTTCATGTTTTAACCTTTCTTCTTCCGAATCCCATTCTCTAAGTTGGTTTAAACTGACAATATTCACAATATTATCAACTGTATCAAAAAAATCCCCATCAGTTACAGTTTTTTTGTTTGATTTAGGTATTGTATCTGTAGTCCCTCCTACTTTTTTTTCTTGATTTTTAAGAGAATGTATAACCAAGTTATTTTCATCCATTATTATTCGATGAATACTTTTATTTTTTAAATGTAAGGTTTCATTATGGATATCGCAAATTTCTGGTTCATAAAAAAACGGTGTTTTAACAAGAAATTTAGACATGTTATTAACATTTTTACGACCTTCTATCAATTTTTGGTTTAAATAATTAACTTTAGGTTCGTTTTCATGATAGACTTTTTCGTGAAACATAATATCTTTTATTCTTTGAATACTTACTTTTTGTTTTTCTTCAAATTCTTTTTTTTGTTTAGCAATTTTAATAGCATGTTCCCTTTTTAATCTAGGTTCAACGATTAAGCCATAGTAAAAAGGTTTTTTTACATAGTCAAACCAAAGGTTACTAAGATAAATCTTAATTTTTTTAATAATTGTTAACTGATTATTTTTCATAATTTTATACTGTTTTATATAGTTCAACTTTATTTTCTAATTCACTCTTTTTAACAAGATTCAAATAAAGTTCTCTTCTTTTTTCCGTAACTTTATTTATTGAATAAGTATCTTTAACCGTATCAAAAAGGTTATTTTGAAGGGTTGTAATCATTTCTGGGTTGTTTACAAGCTTTTTAATTGCTCCAAACCAATCCTTATGGTTTTTAGTGCTATCAACCAAAATTGCATTAGCAGATGTATCAAATTCACCACCAAATTTAATGGCATGGTTCAAATCAATTTGATATGGGCCGTAGTTTTGAGCAATCAACGCTTTTTTATGGAACCCAGCTTCAATCACTTTTAATTGACTCTTAACCTTATTAAAGATGTTTTCTTCAAGAGGTGCAAGAGAAACATCAAATAAATTATAGTTGGTTGCATAGGTTGAAATATGCTTGGTCCAAACTCTACGATAAGGTTCATTAGCAACATTAGGAAATTCCGATTGTTCAAATTTTAACAAGAATTCTTTATATTCTGGACTAATAGATTTGTAATCATCAGTAAAGATTCTTTCATACTGATACCAAACGCTTTCTTTTGGTAGAATATTTCTAACACGTTGCTGTTTTGTTACTGGGTCAATTTCTGTAAATTGTCCTCTTAAATCAAACCCACACAACACAAATTGCACTTTATCAAGAAAACCAGCTGTTTGAATTCTATTTACCAAACCTTCAAGTATTTTTAAATCATGTAAGTGTGACGAACCGCCAAGCCAACCAATCCTAATTCTATCAGAAGGTTCTAATTTTGGTCTAAATTGAGGTTCAGATGGGTCAATTGCATTTGGTAATACAAATACATTCTTGTTAATCTTTTTGATTTCATCTGCAAAAACACTTGTTGTTGTTGTTACATAATTAGCAACCCTAACATTGTTTTTAATTTTCTCATCCAACTTTGCATTCTTGATTAAAAGATAGGCAGGGTGGTGTGGACCTGGAGCCCAATAGTCATCAATGTCCATTATTGATATAATACCCATTCTATCTAATTTTTTAGACAGTAGTTCCATTTCTTCATATGAACCAACAGTTCTATGATAATGGATAATATCGTATTGTTTTAACCAATCATCATTGTTTAGTTGTGGTTCGTAATCAATATGAACCATAAATTCTTCTGGATAATTATTTTCTAACGCAAGGTGAGGGTTTATTGACCGAAATGAACCCACACCAGTTCTATCGGATGGTACTACTAAAATATTAAGTTTTCTCATTTATTTGTTTTAAAACAGTATTATGAATACACCAATATAGACTTTTTAAAACATTTGTAAATAAAAAAAGGGCCTTTCAGCCCTTTTTTCTTTATTTATTTTTTCTTTACATTTAATTTTCCTTCATTTATTAAAGTATTAACTGTTTTCTTTACCGTTTGTTCTGTTAGTGTTTTTACAAACATCTTAGCAATCACTTCATTAACTCTTTTATCAATCATTTCGTTTAGTTCATCGACACTAATTGTAACCATACCAGACCCCCAATCTTGTTTTCTTGCACTTTCATTGATTTGTCTTGGTTGTTGAGTTGGTCTTTGAGCTGGTTTTTCAACCAAATCTTCTAACCCATCAAGACTAAACTTAGAAAATGACAATGAAGCTTTTGGAATTGGTTTTTTAAGCATAGCTTCTTTTACAATAGGTGGTAATTTAGAATTCATTACATCTTCCTCAGTATAATCTCTAACATTTTGTTCTTCATGCAAAGCATATTTAGACATGTCTGGTGTGTGATATTCTGGCTCACGTTCGTCTCTTTCATCATAAATAGGTGTAGATGGTGCATATGTTGAGGACAATCCTTCAGTAACCCTATTAGCTTTTTTTTCTGGGAATTTCTCGTCCGCAGCTTTCATTATCTTTTTGGCATTACCTAAGATTGATTTAAGTTTATTAATATCTACTGGTGCTGGTGTATCCATATTATATATTTGGTTTTTGTGGTGATTGTGTTTGATTTACGTTCACTTTTTTCAAAACTTGTGAAAAACTATTATCACCATCTTTATTATATTTTGGCAAATTTGCGTCAAAATCAGAAACTGGTCTAGCCCATCTAGCTTTTGTTGGGAACCACCCTTCTATTCTATCAAGTCTGAATATTTTCCAACCGTAACTTTCACCTTTTTTAGAAGCACCAAATATTTGATACGCTCTAATTGCTCTGTTACCAGCTTTAGTATATCCGTATTGATAAACTTGAATATATCTCTTGCTGGGTGGAACCCCTTCAAAATCTCGATATAGGATGTTAACATTATACTTTCCATCTATCGCAGCCTTAACCTTGTCTTCAGAAACGCTTTCAAAAAGAAAACGATTTCTTTCAACTTCTTCCAATATAAGTTCTTCGTATAGATTGTAAAGTTTCATTTAAAATTATATTACTACTTGACCAATGTTTAATGATGTGTTTGGATGTGTGTAGTCACTTCCAGCTATCTGTGAAGGACCATAACCCCACAAACCAGCATTAAGAATGATTTCTGGATTTCTACCAGAACCTCCATATAGTGCTTGGTTACCATTTATATCATAATCACCACCTACACCACGATAATTGTAGATATCTAGATATTGTCCAGAACCCTTACCATAAACTGGTGTTGTTTGGTCAGATAACGCTCTTGTATGGGTAGCTGAATATTCGTTGGCTTGAGCAAAATTGTTATAAATGTTAGTTGGAATTAAGAATGCTCTTTGAGCGATAGCGGCTGCTTCCAAAGGTGTTTGTCCACCGTTATAAGGTACTCCTACTGGCATGGTTATAAATTTTGTTTTTTGTTGTTATTCATGTATTCTATTAAATATCTAATTTCAGAAATTTCTTTTGTTAACCCCTCATTGTAAACTTCTTTATTAGACATTATTTTACGATTTATACTACCTTTTGTAATCTTAGGAACACCACCAACTTTTGTTGGGTTGGCATTATCTTTATCTTTTTGGTGAGTTTTTATGAATTGATTTTCTCTTCCAGCATCCATACCAATCTTTTTTTGTCTATAATTGGCTTCTTTGGCTGTTTTAACAAGATTTTCAACTTCTTTAAGTCTATTTTCACCACCTAATCGGTTATATTCTTCACAACCATTATTTGTTTCACAAGTTTCTTTGGCTTTTTTAAGTCTAGATAATTCCATAGCAAAAGCTTGGTGATTTTTCTCTTCACCATCTTTGGTTTTATGGATATCTTTGCTTATTTGTGAGTTCATGTTAGATTTTTTTACTAGCTTGTTTTGCTTGAATGGCTTTTTTAAGTTCTTCTAGTTGTTTTTCTGTTAATTCAGCATCTGTTATAGTATCCAATAATTTAGCAACTTTAGGATTGTAGTCTTTTGAAGTTACTTCAGAAGTTTTGCTTTTTTTAACTAGGTCTTCTATTTTTTCTTCAACAGCTTTTTTTGTCATTATATTACCTTTTTTCTCAGATTCAAATGTTACGATACCACCTTGGCTTCTTCTACCACCATAACTATAAACAGCAAACCAAGGAATATTTTGTCTATAAAGACCAAAAACTACGTCTGAGGTTGTTGAAACACCTTTTTCATAGTCTGAATAGTCATTGTATGCTTTTTGTACTGGCCCTGTTTCAATTTCTGAATTACCATTATATGGTTTATCATTACCCGTGGTATTGATATCTCCTCCAACAAGTTCTTCTAATTGTTTTTTATTCATTGTAGCCATAAATCGTTTTTCTTATAAATATATTCAAAACGTAGAATATTTATAAGTAAACTCAGAAAACATGTCATTTATAACCAAATTAGACTTTTCAAGCAATAGACAAGTTAAACAATTCCCAGAAACCTTCACCGTTCTATCTGGTGGTACAAAATTTGGAGTACCATATAGTGGTTTGGCTACTGGACCAGACTTAACAACAACTGCTGTTACTCAAACATATACAAACTTAGTAAGCACATTTTCTGGTAATACTGGAACAACAGTATTTTCTTGGTACGACCCTAACATGGCTTTAGGTGAACCTTACTTATCCGCAATTACACCATCAACCAGTGCTATAACCCAAAATACTGGGGTAATCTTTACCGCAAATACATTAGGAACTACGATTGACGGCTATACCTATGCTATAGATTATAGTGGGGTTAGCTTTGACCTTGTTGGTTTGGCTATGATTGATTTAGGTGGTGGTAACTATAGTGGTAGTGTTCATACAAATACTTTAGAATATTATTCTGCTGGAACCATAGATTATAGTGGAAGAACAATATGGGTTGATGTATCTGGAATAACAAGAACTGAAGATTTGATAATTACAAATTCGCCAGTAGTTGGTTATGTTTGGAAATGTGTTGATGGTGAAGGTAAAGGAGCTTGGGCTCCAGATGCATCAGGGAATACAACTTATTGGACGGCTGGAACACTTACAAATTCAATCATACCAATAAATAATTCTTCTAAAAACAATAAATTAGGTATAAATATTGACCCTCAAACAGCCTTTGATTTGATGGCTACTGACGGTAGTGTACGATTATTGCTTTCTGAATCAATTGCTAGTAATGGTTTTACAACCAGTGGAACAACTTCTGGTTATACACAGATTGGTGTTACAACCAAATCAAACAATACTGGTGGGTTTGGTTTGTCTATTGGTAGTATAGGTAGTGAAGCGTCTATACCAACTTATGGGCAAACTGGAACAACTTTTATTTTTTCAAGCGGAGAAAGCAACGGGTTAAATATTATCAAAAATTCTGGGGCTCCATATACTAATAACGATAATTATATAAGATTTTATGCTGGTGGAAACGTTAGTACTATTATTAATGCGCACATGCATATTCAAGGTAGTGGTATTACTCAAGGGTATATTGGTCTCAATACATTAACACCAACACAAAGAATTGATGTGAATGGTAGTGCAAGATTTAGAAGTGTTCAATCACTAGGTGGTGGGAGCGTCTCATTATATATTGATACTGATGGAACTTTATCTTTAACAGCATCAGATGAAAGATTAAAAGAAAATATAACACCAATAACAAATGCGTTAGAAACCGTAAAATCATTAAAAGGTGTTAATTTTAATTGGAAAAGTAATGGACAACCTTCATTAGGTTTTATTGCACAAGATGTTAACTTAGTGGAACCAAAATTAGTATTTACCAACGAAAATACTGAAGAAAAATATATGGGTGTTAATTATGAAATAATAACAGCCCTTTTGGTAGAAGCCATTAAAGAACTTACATCTGGCTCAACAGTTTCTGGTAATACATATCTTGAAACGCAGAGTATAATAGCTGAGGACAACAATATAGATTTAAACTATGGTGGAAACCAACAAACAGCTTTTGAGGGTGGTATCAGAGTATTACATGCATTAGGACAAGATTTATCTGCTGAATTACTTACGGATGAAGATGGAAATTGGAGAACAAATAATGATTTCAAACCGAAAGCAATTACTATACCAATATTTACACCATTAAATTCAACTGATAAAAGCGGAAACGTTGGAAATATAACAAGGGATGAGGATTATTTATACGTTAAAACATCCGATGGTTGGAGAAGAAGTCGTTTAGAAAGTTTTTAATATATGTCATTAATACGTGAAACCAAATTAAATCCTGTACCAATACAAACTGGATATGGTGTCCCATCACACATATCACCAGCTGGTTCTTTTTATTTTGACTTTAATACTGGTATTGAATATCAAAATAAAGACGGTGTTAATAATTGGGTTCAATTTTTTGATGGTACAAATAGGGCTACAGATGTGTATGTTACAGGTGGTACGTATTCGTCTGGTTCGGCCACATTTACCAATAACACAGGTGGCACATTTAGTGTTACTGGATTTACAACTTCTGCTAGTCTTTTAGGTTCTTATTTACCACTTAGTGGTGGAACTGTAACTGGTAATACAATATTCACATCTGGTTTAACGGCAAATACGCTAAACATAACTAATTATATTGATTTTAACACAGGTACAACAAACCCAACACCATTAGGTGGTAGAGTATTTTTTGATAATGGCACAAAGGCTTTAAGTTATTATGACATATTAGGAAGCAACGTACCGATTGCAATGGGACAACAGTTATATACTAGAGTTTATAACGCAACTGGTTCACAAATAGATAAAGGTAAGGTAATTTCAATTACTGGTACATCAAATGGTTTACCTAGTGCTACGCTAGCTGTTAACACACATGCCATAAATTCTGCAAAACCAATTGGTTTGGCGGCAGAAAATATAGCTAACAATTCAGAAGGTTTGGTTTTAAATAATGGTATTTTAAGTGGTATCACGTTAAACACCTTTTCAAATGGTGATACATTGTATTTATCGGATACGGTACCTGGTGGTTATGTATCTACAACATCATCCTTGGCATTTACTGCAAGAACTAACGAAATTGGTTATGTTATCCAAACAGGAACAACTACTGGTAAGATTTATGTTAACATCAACAATGAAGATAGCAATCTTAGTTTAACTGATATTGAAAGAAATATTCTTGAGGGTAATGTCATATCAACTGGGACATATGCATTTACTGGTTTAACAAGAGTATCAAATACATTATTTTCTATTGCCACAATGAGTGGTTGGGTTGTTAAGAATACGAATGGGTATGCTACATTACCAGAGGTTATAAACGTTATTTATAGTGGTACAACTGGTATAACAACACCATATCTAACCACAGCTGACGCAACATATGTTTTGATAACAAGTGCAGCAACTGTAACATTACAATCAACTTTTCCAACTCCACAAGAAAGAAGACAAAACATATATTTGGGTAAAGTAGTACATCCAAATAGAAGTACTATTCTAAATGTAAACAACACGGTAGATTTTGACGTTAGTCCGATGTCAGCACTTCGTGATATGTGGACATCATTTAAACTTATTAATGTTGGTATTATACCTAGCGCAAATGGTGCAAACTTAAATATAAACACGTCAGCTGGTACACTTTGGGGTAACGGAATTGGATGGGTCACAAATCAGCTTAATCCTAATAGTGTTAGTTTATCTGGAAAATCACCAGCATCGTTTGCATATAGAACACAAACAGGTGGTACAGGAACAGAAACCACCACAATTGATACTTTAAATTATGATGTTGGTGGAGTTATTACAAATGTTCCAGGTGCTGGTAACTTTACAACGCAAAGAATTTATCAATTCCCGACTGGATTGGTGAGGATACAATATGGTCAACATTATTATCCAACGTTAGCAAAAGCATTGGCTGAATTGCCAAATGAAACATTTGTTGAATACTCAAACAACAGAGATAATGGTATTCTTATTGGTTATTTAACAGTAAAAGATGGAACAACAGATTTGTCAAATACCAACGATGCTATTTTTACATTTGTTTCTAAATTTGGTGAGGCTTTAGGTGGTACAGCTGGTTTGTCAACAACAACACTTCAGCAAGCGTATGATAATAGTACAACACCAGAAATCATTATAAATGCAGCCTTAGATGGTTTAACCATAAAAAACGGTACTGGAAATCCAGACGCAACAACACATTTATTGGAAGGGCAAAATACCGCTGGGGCTGTAACATCATTTATTACAGCTGCTGGCGGTTTTAGTGGTTCTAGCGTATCCGCAATTACAATTACAACACCTAGTTTTACAGCTAATGCAAATGGTTTGACGGCTAGTACAATATCAGCTACAACATATCAAAATTTACCAATAGATATACGCACAAGTGGAGCCACATATTCAAATAATACTTTTACATTTACCAATAATACTGGAGGTACATTTAATGTGTTATTTAATACTTTAACTGGTTTAACTGTAAATGGTAGTTTATTAGTAACTGGTACAACATATCTTGGTAACGGAACATTTACAAAAGCAGGTAATGCTACTGGTGATATTCTTCTAGATAATAGTGCAACAGACACTCCTGGTATTTTGTTTTATTACGCAAATAATTCAAACTACGGTATTGATAGTTGGAATGGGTCATATGATGTACTAAGCGGTCAGTTATTACGTTTTACAAATAAATTAAATGAAACAGGTGGGGCTGTAAAGGCGGCAATAGATACTTCAGGTAATATGGCAGTTGGTGGTTTTATAAAAGCAAATGCGTGGAGAGCTGGTCAAGTAGTAAACGATATTATGTTAAGTAATACTGAAGTAACTATTAGCACAACAACTATTGCAACTAGTACTTCGGATACTGATTTTTTAACATACAGTTACACACCAGTAAGCTCTACAAGTTATTTGGTTATTCATTATCATTTGGCAGATTATAGGTTTGATAGTGGAACTGGTAATGATTCATATTTTTCTAGAATAAAGGTAGATGGTGCTGAAATTACATATTCAAGACAAAGTACTGTTAACGGAAACCGTTCTGGAGTTCTTTTCCCTCTAACTGGAAGGTATACAAATTCTAGCACAACCGCTAAATCAATAGTTGTTGCATGTCGTAGAGATTCTGCCGATGATAATATAACAATAACAAATTCATCTAGTTCAATGTGGTTGAGGATAACAGAAATAGCTAGATAATCTTCAGATTAACAAACTAAAGAATAAGTAGAATATTTATTAGGAAACATTAAATGGGTAACATAAAAAACTTTAATTTTAATAAACTACGTGTAAGGTTGTCAAATAGCGACTTTTGGGATTTCTTTTTAGCGGCAGATGACAGTCCTTTACAAGGTAGTGGTCCCGTATCATCTGGTGATTGTTTTGTTGTCCATTATGATTTTAACAATGTTTCTATTTACCCAGATAGTGCAACAACTGCTTCTACTATATATAGTCTAGTTAGTTGGTCTGGAGCAACCAATACTGGTTATACTTTTAGTTCAATTGGTTTAACTGGTATCGATAACGGACTTATTACATTTGAAAAAGACCCATTAGACCCGACAAATCAGAATTTGGTTGAGGCTTTGACTGGTTCTACGTTGATAATACCGTCTGGTGATACAAGATTAATGATGCATTTGGTCACTGGTACAACTGGTGATTATGTTTATCCAACAGAAAGGATTAGCAACCCAACTGGCTCTAGTGGTGATTATGTTCAATTTTGTGGTGGATTCTATCAAGGATTTTATAAGATTGATGGAAGTTCATATGAAGTATTACCAACGAGGGTAAATCAAGGGTGGGTTGCTGAATTTTGGGTTAATAAACAAAACATATGTGGTCAAATAACTGGAACAACACTTAATGATGAATATCCCAATAATAAAGGGTTTTTCTTTTATATGGGAACACGTGCTGAAAATAAGTTCTGGAATCAGTTTTATGGTAATAATACTGGTTGTACTAGTGCTTGTACCGTAAATACAGCTACTACGGAATGTAGTGGATTTACTGGTAGTGCAACAACATGGTGTACAATACCAAAAGAAAAAGACATTACACTAATTGGTGATTATGGTTTTGGAATCCCATTAAATCCTCCTAGAGTGGACATAACATTAGTAACTAACCCATTCTTGATATACGGCAGAGCATATGATTCAAGCGCTCCAAGATTAAGTGGTGTTACAGATAGTATAATACCATCTGGAATCACAAACACTAGTTCTGATAACGCTGGTTGTGGTTCTACAAACATATACAGTTATATGTTTAGTACTAATGGATGTGATTTATCAAGCAATGATGGTCTTGGTACTAAAACAGTGTGTTCATATAGTGGTGGTGGGATTTCAGTTGGTAGAACAAGAGAAGTATCAATTAGCGACCAAAATCCATTTTTAATATATGGTAGAGGTTCTGGTGCTATTAGTGGTTGTTCATGTAGCGCATGTTGTGGTCCACTTGATGGGTTAGGAAGTGAAACTGTATGTTCTTATGGTCGTGGAAAAACTGAAGAGGTTGAAATAGATTATAATTTGGATATAATTGACAATGCGATTGGTTTTAGAATAACAGATGATGGTAGAATTGGTTATAGAATGCTTACAGTAACTGGAACTTGCTATACTGCGGCTACAGGTCAAAGACTATATACTAGCGGTGTTACGATTCAAGAGGGTTATTCATCAGCAAATACGGTAAATCCAAATGAATGGACATACATAGCTATTAGATATAAAACAAACTACGAGGATAATTGCACACTTAAGTTACCAAAACACAGAAAGGGTAAGTTGATGTTTTATGTTAATGCTAAATTAAAATATACCATAAACGAATTTCCAGAATTTATCGCTAGAAAACTAGATGAATATAAAGGAAAGCAAGTAGGGGTACCTTTTAATTTTAGTTTAGGAGGTGGAAGTCAAGGGCTTATTGATAGTCAAACATTTGACGGACCAGATATGGAAGATAGAGGTTTACCCATAGAAGAAAACTTTGCTGGTACGTTTATTGGTGGAATTTCTCAATTTAAATTCAATATTTGTGATTTAAGTTATGCCCAAATACAATATAATTATTTGTCAGATTTTTCAAGATATTACCCATCAACCACAAACCTTCTTTTAACAGAAAGCGCATATCTTTTATTACAAGAAAATGCATTTGGTATTATTTGGTTGTAAAAATAAGTCCAAATGATTTATATTTTTATTTTATGTTTGATATTTATTATAAATTAACTTTAAAATGTCAAATAAGAAAATATCACAACTTAATGTCAATTCAAACCCAACACCTTCGGATGCGTTTGCCATTGTAAATAGTGGAGAAACAAAACAAATTTCATTAAGTGCTGTAACCGAATATGTTAATTTTCAAAGTTTGGCAAATTTGGGGTTTATTATTAGACCAAGACCAATTAATCAAGATGTTACTCTACCAGAAAATTCTGAAGTGTTATATTTTGACCTTCTTGAAATGGGAAATGGAAGTACATTAAGTATTCCAAATACAACTATAATAAAAATAAAAACAGAATAAAAGTAAAATAAAAATGAGTCAACTTTTAGTAAATAATATAAACCCATACAGTGGTTCACAATTAACTTTAAATGGTGTTATAATAGGCAATGGCACATTGTCAGCAACAACTTATTTAAACGTACCAACAACAACTTTTAGTGGTGGAACTGTTTCTGGTCTAACAGCAACAACAGTTAGTGCAACAACTTATTTGAACCTACCAGTTAGTAATAGTAATTTTCTACCATTATCTGGAGGTACAGTAACTGGTTCAACTATATTTAATAGTGGGTTAAATTCAAATAGCATATCAGCTACCACTATATCAGCCACTACATTTTATGGTGATGGTAGCAACCTTACTGGTATTAGTTCTGGAGCTGCATTTACTGGAGGTACAGTAAGTGGTGCAAGTATATTTACAAATGGATTAACAGCTAGTACTATATCAGCTACTACTTATCAAAATTTACCAACTAGTACTATAGCAACAAGCGGAAGTACAATTTACACCACATCACCATCCACTAGTAATTTTTCAACAGGCAACAGTATATTTTTTGGTAATAATGCTGGCAATCAAGCAACAAGTGCATCGTTTTCAAACTTTTTTGGAAGATGGGCTGGGTCTGGCGCAACTAGTGCAAGTGTTTCTAACTTTATTGGTGCTTCTGCTGGTCAAGGGGCAACTAGCGCAAGTAATTCAAACTTTTTTGGTTCTGCTGCTGGTTCTCAAGCAATTTTAGCAAGTTATTCTAACTTTTTTGGTGCTGGTGCTGGTCAAGGGGCAACAAGTGCAAGTAATTCAAACTTTTTTGGTAATCAAGCTGGTTATCAAGCAACTGGTGTAAGTGCTTCTAACTTTATAGGTGCTAGTGCTGGTGCTCAAGCAACTGATGCATATGATTCAACGTTTATTGGTACATATGCTGGTTATCAAGCAACTAACGCAAATAGGTCTAATTTTATTGGTTATTATGCTGGTTTTCAAGCAACTAACGCAAGTGGTTCAAACTTTTTAGGTCTTGATGCTGGTCGGGGAGCAACTAACGCAAATGGTTCTAACTTTATTGGTGGTTCTGCTGGTAATGGGGCAACTGGCGCTAGTAATTCAATATTTATCGGACCTTTTGCTGGTTATTTTGCTGAAACAGCTAACAGAAGTATATTTATAGGTGTTAATGCTGGTAATAATGATGATGTTAATAATAGCGGAGGAAAATGGTCGATACTTATTGGGGCCTCAACTAGCACTGGCGGTTTTTCTAATAGCATTGCATTGGGTGCTAGTGCTACAAATACATCTGAAAATCAATTTTTAATTGCTCCATCAATAACTGGAACCGTGACAAATGGTTCTATTGGTGCTGGTGTGTCAGCAATTAATAATTCAGCAGTGTTACAAGCGGATTCAACAACCAAGGGTTTCTTGCCTCCAAGAATGACAGGTGCAGAAGCTGAAGCTATTGTAAGTCCAGCAGAAGGTTTAATAGTATATGCTACAGTTAGTGGTAGTACTATTACAACTAAAGGATGGTGGGGTTATGATGGTTCAACGTGGGTAAAATTAAATTAAAATTAAATAAATGGTAAGTTTAAATAAAAACAAATGGCAAATGGTTTAACATTAAGAACATTAATAAGCCCATATGGTGATACAACAAAGGGTAGTGTGTTGAGTCATCAAGAGGTTGATGGAGATTTTATATATCTTAAGGGTCAAGTAATATACACATCGACTACAGATACAAATGGAACCATACTTACCAAATACAATGGTGATAATATTAACATATTTGATACACATATTACTGGTGGTACTTTTGATAGCGTAACTGGTATAATTACGTTTAGAAATAATACAGGAAATCCAGCCAATGATTTTGAAGTGACTGGTTTAACAGGTTCAACATCACCAATAACCCTTGAATTAAATAACTCTTTATTTTCAACAGCAATTGATGGTGGTTTACAAGCCACAAATGCAACAAATTCAAACTTTTTTGGTCTTAGTGCTGGTACTCTATCTACCAATGCAAGCGGTTCAACATTTATTGGTTATAAAGCTGGTTATAGCGCACCAGATGCTCCTGATTCAAATTTTTTAGGATATGAGGCTGGTTATCAAGCAACAACTGCAAATAATTCAAACTTTTTTGGTAAAAAAGCTGGTTATCAAGCAACTGGTGCAAGTGCTTCTAACTTTATCGGACTTAGTGCTGGTTGTGGAGCAACTGACTCAGGTGGGTCAAACTTTATTGGTGTTGGTGCTGGTTTAAATGCTACAAATGCGGCTGGGTCAAACTTTATTGGTTCTAATGCTGGTTCTCAAGCAACAAATGCATATACTTCAAACTTTATAGGACTTGGTGCTGGTTTTCAAGCAATAAATGCAAATGACTCTAATTTTATTGGAAATTCTGCTGGTTATGGAGCAACTGGTGCAAGTATTTCTACATTTATTGGTGCAGAAGCTGGTTTTCAAGCAATAAATGCCAGTGGTTCAACATTTATTGGTGTTGGTGCTGGTTCTGGAGCAACCAACGCAAGTGATTCTATGTTCTTTGGTACTTCAGCTGGTCAAGGGGCAACCGATGCCAGTGGTTCAATATTTATTGGTTATGAAAGTGGTTATGAGGCAACTGATGCTTATGTAGGAACATTTATTGGACCACAAGCTGGGTACCAAGCAACAAATGCCTTTGGTTCAGTATTTATAGGTGGTGTGGCTGGGGGTTTGGCAGCAAACGCCTTTGTTTCAACATTTATTGGTGCATATGCTGGTCAAGGGGCAACTGATGCAAATAGGTCAACATTTATTGGTTATGAAACTGGTTATGAGGCAACCAATGCAAGCGGTTCAACATTTATTGGTTATCAAACAGGTACTGGAGCTACTAACGCTTCATTTTCATTATTTATGGGTTTTAATTCTGGTATTAATGCAATAAATGCAAAAAATTCTGTTTTTCTAGGTACTGGAAGTGGTTCTGGGGCGACTAATGCTAATAATTCAAACTTTATAGGTATTAATGCTGGTAATTCAGCGTCAGCTGCAACTTATTCAAACTTTATTGGTTCACAAGCTGGTTTAGGGGCTATTAGCGGTAGTAGTTCAAACTTTTTTGGTTATAGAGCTGGTGAAGGGGCAACTAATGCTAATAATTCAAACTTTTTAGGTGAAGAGGCTGGTTTTGGAGCACTAAGTGCATATAATTCAACATTTATGGGTTATGAAGCTGGTTATAGAGCAATTAATGCTGATTCATCTGTTTTTATAGGATATCAAGCTGGTTTTAATGGGTCAGCCCACACCGATTCAAACTTTATTGGTTACCAAGCTGGTTATAGATTAAATTCAACTGGAAGTTCTGCCAACTCAAACTTTTTTGGTTATAGAGCTGGATACATAACAGGTGCTAATGGAAACATTAATAACTCAAACTTTTTAGGTGAAGAGGCTGGTAGCGGTGCGATTGGTGCAACCAATTCAAACTTTTTTGGTAATCAGGCTGGTTATTTGGCAACAAGTTCATCTAATTCAAACTTTTTTGGTGATTCTGCTGGTTATGGGGCAACAGGTGCAGATAATTCAAACTTTTTTGGTAATTCTGCTGGTCTAAATGCTGATAATGCTAATGATTCAAACTTTATTGGTTATAGAGCTGGTTATGGAGCGAATGGTGCAGATAAATCAAACTTTTTTGGTTATAGAGCTGGTAATCAGGCAACAAATTCAAGCTATTCAAACTTTATTGGAGAAGATGCTGGTTTTGGAGCAACAAATTCAAGCTATTCAAACTTTATTGGTCAACAGGCTGGTAATTCAGCGTCAGATTCAACTCATTCAAACTTTATTGGTTATGAAGCTGGTCAAAAGGCAACTGGTTCAACTGGTTCAAACTTTATTGGTTATCAAGCTGGTTCTAGTGCTGATATAAAAGGATATGGTGACTACAATATAGCGATTGGTTACAAGGCTGGTTATGTTTTTACTGGTCAAACAAGTATTGGTGATAATAACATCATAATAGGTAACAGTATAACACTTTCTGGTGGTTCACAAAATGGGTTAAACATAGGTGGTGTTATTTTTGGTACAGGAATGAATTCACAAACTACAAGTCCTCAAACATCAAATAGTGGTGTGACATCAAATTCGGCTGCAATTGGTATTAGAGTTATATCACCTACCGCAACACTTGATGTTAGTGGTACAACTGGTTATAATCAGTTTAGAATGAGAACATCATATACACCTAGTACTAGTGGTGATACAAACGGTAATATTGGTGACATTGCTTGGGATAATAATTATGTTTATGTTAAAACAAACCTTGGTTGGGGTAGGGCAGCATTAAGTTACGCATTTTAACTAATAAGAATATTTATATTAATAGTTTGTATGGAATTTTTCATTAATAAAAACGCAACACTCCCTGTTCTAAAACTTGAATTAATTCAGGATGGACGTAATGATTTTAACAATTTTTACGATTTAATTCAGAATGCTAGTATTTATTTCACAATGACAGATGTAATAACTGGTGTTAAACGTATTGCTAAGAAATCAACTGGTCTACAACAAGTAATCCCAGAAAGTTGTGTTGGTGAAGAATTTTACTTGATATATCAGTTTACAGAAAGAGATACAGCAATTGCTGGTAGATATGTAGCTCAGTTTACAATAGAATTTTTAGATGGTAGTGGAACCCTTGTGGTCCCTATAAGAGAAGAACTGTTCGTGAATATACTAGATGGTTCAATTAAAAAATGAGATAAATTTGCATTTATCAATTTAAAATAGTAACTTTGTAACGGTTACAAAGTTAAAAAATATTTTCATACAAACTACTTGTCTAATCAAAGGTTAATTCGTACCTTTGTATAAATTATATTAATGAGTGAAGTAAAACAAGGTGTTACAAACGAACAAATTGAACAGTTTTTACAAGGTTCTGACCCACAAAAATACATTGTAGCGGTAGAAGCTGAATTTAACACACCAACAGTTACATTGGTTATTAGTGAACCAAATCAAGAAAAAAGACTGGAACAACACAAATATCAACCATTCTTGTGGTTCAAACAAGACGTTGTTGATAAGTTGTATGGTGGAAAACGGATGAAAATCATGGAGGCTTGCCAAAAGCACGAAGTAAAAATAACCAAATTACGTACTTGGAATGAGGAAGGATATTCACCTATACGTATGGAAAATGGTTATAAATATTTAGCCAAGTGTAAGCGTTCATACAATGACCTTATAAATTTCTTTAAAGAAGGTGGTGTAGATGTTTTTAATAAAGAAACATCTAAACTATTTGTTATGTTCAGTCCTACTGAACAATTCTTGATTCAAACAGGTAAACGATTATTTAAAGGAATGGAAGACTATGACGATGTTCATAGGTTCCAATTCGACTTGGAAACAGAAGGATTATTTGCGTCAACAAACGCAATCTTTCAAATAGGTTTAAGAGATAATAGAGGTATTGAACATGTATTTGAAACAACTGGTGAAACTCTACAAGAAAGAAGAAATAGTGAAAGAGAAAACATTGAGAAATTCTTTAAAGCAATTGATGTAATTAGACCAGATATTATTACTGGTTACAACTCAGAGAACTTTGACTGGCCATATCTATTTGATAGAGCTGAAAGGCTTGGAATGGATATTAGAGATTTAGCAATTACCCTTAATCGTATATCAAAGATTAAAAGAAAACCAGCAACACTTAAATTAGGTGGTGAAACGGAAGCTTATAACCAAACACATATGTATGGTTATAATATCATAGACATTTCACACGCTGTCCGTAGGGCTATGGCAATTAACTCTGAAATAAAAGCTTGGGGTTTGAAATACATAACACAATATTCAGGTATTGCAAAACAAAATAGGGTTTACGTTCCAGGTGATAAGATTAATTCTACATGGGCCGATAAAGAAAACAAATACGCATTTAATGATACAAATGGTGATTGGTATAAGATAAGTGAAAAATACCCACTTAAAGAAGGATATACGACAGTAACTGGCGCATATATTGTTCAGCGTTATCTTTGTGATGACTTGTGGGAAACAGAACAAGTTGATTACATATATAACCAAGCATCATTCCTTATCGCAAAGATGTTACCAACGACATTTATGCGTTCATCAACAATGGGTACCGCTGGTCAATGGAAACTTATAATGTCTGCATGGTCTTATCAAAATAATTTGGCTATTCCAGAAACACAACCAAAGCGTGATTTCACTGGTGGTCTTTCAAGACTATTGGAAGTGGGTTACGCTAAGAATGTTGTGAAGCTTGACTTTGCGGCTCTATATCCTAAGACACAATTGACTTGGTTGATATTCCCTGATTTGGATATTAGTGGGGTAATGAAAGGTATTTTAACGTATGTTGTAGATACACGTGACCATTTTAAATTCTTGACTGGTACAGAGAAAAAGAAAGCTAAAAAACTACAAGCTAAATTAGACGAGAATAAAGCAAACATGACAGCAGATGAAATAGCTGCATTGAAAGCTGAAATATCTGAACATAAACGTTTATCTGGGCTTTATGACAAGAAACAGTTACCATTAAAGATTCTGGCCAACTCATGGTTTGGTTCTTATGGTGCGCCTTATATTTTTAACTGGGGTGATACTGATTCTGCGGAAGAAACAACTTGCCGTGGTCGTCAATCGCTTCGTCTTATGGTTCGTCACTTCACTGAAAAACACGGTTTTAAGCCGCTTGTGGGTGACACTGATGGTTTTAACTTTGCATTCCCAGATAATATAGATAATATAAGGTATGTTGCTAAAGGAAATCATTGGAAGACGACTAACGATGCTGGAAAAGAACTTGTTGGCTTGGATGCGGTATTGGCTGAGTTTAACGAAAACTACATGGAAGGTCGTATGGGTTTGGATATTGATGATGTATGTAATTCAACTATCAACTTTGCACGTAAGAACTACGCTAATGATATTGATGGAAAGATTAAACTTGTTGGTAACTCTATCAAGTCTAAGAAGATGTCTGTTTATATCGAAGAATTTTTAGGTAAAGCTATTCGTATGTTATTGGATGGTGATGGTTATTCGTTTATAAACCATTATTATGATTATGTGGATAAGATTTACAATTATCAAATACCATTGGTTAAGATTGCTACCAAAGCTAAGGTTAAATCTAACATAGCTGAATACAAGAAAAAATCAATGATAAAGAATAAGGCAGGTAATCCTATGCCTAAGCAAGCTCACATGGAATTGGCAATTAAAGCTGAGTTAAATGTAACACTTGGTGACGTTCTTTATTATGTAAATACTGGTACATCGAAATCACAAGGTGATTTGCAAACCGTTGATAAGAATAAGATGACCAAGAAAGAAAGGGAAGCTTATTTCAAAGAACATGGCGAGTATCCTAAACCAAATAAGGTTACTGAATTAAATTGTAGATTATTAGATTCACAAGTTGTTGAAAGAGATTTGGAAGCAGTTAAGGAATTAGAGATGGTTAGGAAAGCAATATTGGTTGAAGACTTAGATGAAGAAAGTAAAGTTTCTTTACAAGCAAGAATTGATGAACTTAATGAAGGTTTGTTTATCGATGATTATAACGTTGCTCGTTATTTGGAAGCATTTAACAAGAAAGTTAAACCATTGTTGGTTTGTTTTAGACCAGAAATTCGTGAGAAGATTTTATTAACCATTGTTAAAGAAAAGAACAAACAAACAAAAAAAGTTACCGAAAAACTTAAAGAACGTGTTGTTTTTACAAGAGGTGAATGTGAACTGGTATCTGGTATGCCATTTAAAGATGGTGACCAAGATTCATATGAAGACCTTATGGTTATGGAAGACAAGGAGATTAAATTCTGGGATAAGGTAAACAAGATACCTAACTATATGGAACCAGAGGAATGGGAAACAATTAGAGCTGATTATCATGTAAGAATGGCTATTGCTAAAGCAGAAGGAATAGAAAATGAAAAGAAGGCTCTAGATGACATATTTAAGCGTTTAGAACTAAAAGACCTTAAGCTTATTGATAAGGAATTTAAACTACCAATAGAAATATTCATTATCGCTGACATAAGTAATGACATGAGTGGTAATTTGATTTCTAGAAAATGGAATGAAGTTGTTGCTAATGTGGATGATATCTTTAAGTATCAAAAGGAAGCGATTGAACGCAACAAATATTATAAGTTGATTGGTATAGAAAACGAAGACAATCGTTATGAACTTTGGTTAGAATACATTACTGAACAAAAAGTATTGAGTGGTGAGACAGGTACGTTTGTTGAACAAGAGTTTGTTGAAGTTCTTGATAAACCTAAAGAAGAAATAATTATATTGCTAACTGAACAAGCAAAAGAGGTTGAACTACCAAAAGAAGAAGTTAAAAAGAAAAAGTTTTCCGAGACTTCTGATGACGATGATGAATTAGAAATCGAGGAAGATGAAGATGGTAATATTACAAGAAATGATGAGATTCTTAATCTTGACGATGAATTTGATGACACATATGGTGAACGTCCAGATGGATATGTATTTGAAGATAAGGAAGAAAATATTGTAGAAGAGGATGGATGGCCATTCTAAAAACAAAAGGGACCAATCGGTCCCTTTTTTTATTAATACACCCAAAAACCTAGCGGGTGGTGTTTTAGGTTTCTGTTTAGATATTCTGCCTCGTTTGCTGCACGTTCTAATTGTGATGTACTAGATAAACGAACTAGTCTAGCATCAAGTCTTTCAAGAACCAGTTTTTTTTCTTCATTACCTTCACTTAATAGTGTATCGTAATCCATAGTTCTTTCAGCTTCTGGTGGGCCTACAATTCCACCAAATTTACCTCTAACTCTACCTAATGCTCTTTTGCCCTCAGCAACAAATAATTGACGGATAAGAACCTTGGTAGGTTCATTAAAGTCTGCATAATCTAATTTTGCTAAAGGCACTTGATTTGGTAACTTGATAACATCTGGGTTATCCAATAAACACTGATTAGGGTCACCTTGTGTTGTATCATAATAAAAATACCAAACTTGGCAACCAGTTAAGTTAATTGAGCTACCAACACCACCAATACCTTGACCGAAAGAAAATCTTGAACCTGGGGTGCTTAACAAATGTAATAATTTTGTCCCATCTGGACCAGCAGTAACCTTATAAACCAATTCGCTTCTGATGATACGGTTTTTAAGGTTCATATCAGCTGCTGTTAATAAAATATCAAATGCTGGTGCAATGTAATAACCCATACGGGCAAAACCTGGACCACCCGTACCAGTACCACCACCTACTTGAGCGAAGCCACCACCAAAACCATAATCAATAGCACCATAGTTAGCCAATAACGCTTGGCTAGTTGCAGGTGGAGTTATCCATAATACTTCATTGATTTCACGGCCAGCTGGAATTTGATATACTTGACGGCCAGCTTCTAATTCAACATAGTCTTTCTTTAATTCCCATGGACCATTGGTTTGTAGACCAACTTGTTTTGAATAGGCATAGGTTGCTTTTTGAACATAATCAAGACTCCTAACACTTAAAGCAAAAGCCATGTCAAGAGTTGTTATGTTTTGACCATATAGTGATTGCCATTGATGTTCTATTAACCATTCTTGCACGTATTGTGCATAGTCTTCAATAGCGATTTCAAGTAGGGTACATAATTGGTCATCAGTTAGTTCAATTTGACGGATAGGTGCACCTAACGAATGTCTAAATTGTCTAAATAATTTTTCTCTTTCTTCAATATTTACTGGCATAGTTACTCCTTTTACCTATAAATATCGTAAAAAATTTAATTATGCAATAAGCTTCTTAACTATTTGAGAGGCTTCTAAAATACTTTTAAAACTAACTTCTGGAACAAGTAATTGATTACCTACTCTAACGATTGGTACCATTTCAGATTTGGTGATTTCGTGTATTTTTTCGTATTCCTTTTCGTATTCTGGAAGGTTAACGTTAATATCTGTAAACTCTATACCTTCTTTGGTTAGAATTTCTTTAAGCTCTGAGCAGTATGGGCATTCTGGAATGCTATAAATATACACCATCATAATTCATCCATTAATTTATTTGTCATTATTTCTGTTATTTCTTCTTCAGTTAATTTTTTATCGCCCATTATTGTTGAAATAATATCTTTCTTATTATTAAGTATGTTCCACATTCTTATTGAAATAGTATCCTCAAAAAGTTGATAATAAACATTAACATCATTCTTTTGGCCAATCCTAAACGCTCTATCTTCTGCTTGTTCGTTGTCGCCTGGAACCCATGAAAACGAATTAAAGACGACAACAGTGGCTTCTGTTAGTGTAATAGCAACACCAGCTGATTGAATGTTACCAATAAATACTTTCGTTTTAGCATTCTTTTGAAAAGCATCTACAGAACGTTGTTTGTCCTTGGCAGACATTGAACCATTATGTCTTACAGCGATTTTACCAAAGTGTTCAGCAAGAATATCTTGTTCTTCATTGAATGAGGTAAATATAATTACCTTTCTACCCATCTCTATAGCGTTTTCAACCATTTCAATAGTGTGTGGAATAGCAACTTCAGCTATGAACTGACGCAATAGTATCAATTCTACAAGGTCTCTTTGTAGGTTACCATTCTTTTTGCCTTCAACTATTCTTTTTTCAAGGTATTCTTCCCATAAAGCCTCATATTCTTTCCATTGTTTTGCATCCAATCTGTGATACATAGGTGTAATAACCTTATCTGGCATATCTAAAACATCCGTTTTAAGCCTTCTTAAGATAATATTTTTGGTTTTGGCCGCTAATTCGTCCAAATTGCTGGCTCCATCAGTTAACCATATCTGTCTTTTTTGACCATTTTTAAGCGTTCTGTAGAATTTTCTAGCATCACAGTATCTAACAGCATAGTGTTTCCAATTTTCGGCCAATGGAGACTTGATTATTTTCAACAAATTAAAGAAGTCCATAGGTCTATTGGCCACTGGGGTACCAGTTAGCAACCAAACCTTCTGAATACCATGTTTAACGGACAATTCGACCATAATTTTACCACGAATGCTATCATTATTTTTCAAATAATGAGCTTCATCTATGATTGCAAGGTCAAATTTTGCGTTTGCAAGTTCTCTACTAACTGTTGAAAGTTCTTCTGGGGTTAATTGTCTTTTGTTTTCCACCAAAGTATGGAAATTCTTAAGAATATCAAAGTTTATGATAGTAAATTTAGCTTGATTCCATCTTCTACCCTCAACAATTGCTGTTTTATCACAGAAAACATTGATTTCACGTTCCCAATTTATTTTTGCAGATGATGGGCATACTACAAGTATTTTTTTAGCGCCACTTTCAATAGCAGCAATGATTGATTGGATGCTTTTCCCAAGACCCATATCATCTGCCAATATGCAACCATTTCGAGAAAGCAAAAATTTAATACCTTCTTCTTGGTGCTTATACAATTTTTTGCCTTGTTTGGCCAAAACCTTATTATATTTCTCAAAGTCTAGTTCTACGTTAATTGGTTCAAAATAAGGGTCATCGGTTACTTGTGTTTTTGGTAACCAATACATCTTAGATTCTTTTTGGTTTTGTTTTAGCTTACCATATATGTGAAAAGACTTATCAGTTTCGGCTAATATGAATTCTATTAACACTTTTTCTGGTGTAAAAGATAGTTCATCTTGCTTTTGTAGTTCTTCACCCAAGTACTTTGTAATACCAATTACTCTGTTTATATATTGCGGCTCACGATTATAATTTTCTAAGATATATTTTGATTGATTTTCAGTTAGCAGAATTTTTTTGTTTTTTAGGTATTCGTTCTTTAATTTCAACAAATACGGATTAATACCGCTATAGTTTTCCAATAGCGATAATGCTGAATGTCCTTTTAGGTCTTCCAAATTAATCATATACCTGGTAAATATAGTAAATTTTCTTTAGAAAATCAAGTCTTTATTTTAGATTAATGAAAAGGAAAGTATTTATATAAAAAAGCTATGAAAAACCAGAAATTTACACCAATAACTAGAATAAATAAGTTCTTTTCAGAAGAAGATTTTGAGCTAGAAATTTCTATGGGTAGAGAAGTGATTGAAGGGGACGGCAATTTTACCGTTATTTTATATAGGATTGATAGGCAACTTACAGAGTATGATGATGTTTATGGTGAAGCTTCAAAAGATGGTATCAGATTTTTCCCACCAATTGAATTGAAAGTAGTTCCTATTTTGGAAGAACCAGAAAATAAAACATACAACACAAATGGTAGTGCGAGATATTTACAAGATGGTCCTTTTACCTTTGGTGTGTATCAAAGTCAATTAGATGAATTAGACACTGAAATTAGTTATGGTGACTATATAGGGTATGCTGTTAGTGAGAATGAGATTAGGTATTATAGTGTGGTAAATGATGGTGTTAAGAATTTTGACAACAAACATACAATCATGGGATATAAAGGCGCCTTTAGGACTATTAAATGTGCTGCTGTAGATAATACAGAGTTTCGTGGTGTGTAATTAGGATATTTATAAAATAAATGTGAAATATGGCAATGCCAAAAGGATATAAAACGAACATTAACATTGTTAATGGTAAGATTGGCCCAGAAAGGAGACAAGAAATTCTTGATGGAATAGCTAATCCTGGCACATTTCTACCAAGAGGTGTTTCCATTGAAGATATGGACCAAACGTTTATTGAATTTGTAAACTCACCAGAAGGTGTTTCAATATCAATAGACGGAGAAAAAGTACCTGTTTTATTTTTAACAATTCAAAGATGGAGTGAGTTTACCAAAAATTGGTCATTTACTGACGAATATAAAGACATTCAAATGCCATTTATTACGATAGTTAGAAAGCCAGATGTTCAGCAAGGTCAAAATCAAGCTGGATTGTGGAATATTCCAGGTCGTAGAACATATACCTATATGAAAGTTCCTACTTGGGACGGTGTTAGACGTGGTGTTGATTTGTATAAGGTTCCACAACCAACTCCAGTAGATATTACATATGAAGTTAGGTTGTTCACGAATAGGATGAAGGATTTAAATAAGTTTAATAATACAATACAAAGAGCGTTTCAATCAAGACAATTTTATATCAATGTTAAAGGACATCCTATGCCATTGATTTTGGAATCAATTGGTGATGAAAGTAATATTGATGACTTTGAGAGTAGAAGGTTTTATGTACAATTGTTTGAAATAAAACTGATGGGTTATATATTAGATGAAGAGGATTTTGAAATTGTACCAACATTTAATAGAACAGTAATGGCGTTGGAATTGGATGAGAACAGAATTCTTAATCAAGTTATATTCGACCCATATGTTCAAGGTAATCAAGTTGTTTATAATTTTGTATGGAAACCTAGGTCTGATTATCAATTCACATTTACAGCTACAAATGATGTTGCATTTACACAATTAACAAACATTGAGAACTTAACTAGAATTGTGATTAATGTTAATAGTGTTGTTGTATTTGATGGTACGGTTTTAAACAGTCCTTTGGTTTTATATCAAAATGACGTTGTAAAAATAAGGGTTTATAAAAACTTTCTAACACTTGGAAAGTTCACATTAATAGGTAGTTTAGCATAATGAGTCACGTAGGAAGAGGATATGATGTTAATCAAACATTTATTGTAGAGCCACTAGATAATGGTATACCAATATTTAGTGCTTGTACAGCAATATACGCTAATTTTATCACATCATGTGACGGAAATACTAGTATATCTTTAGATGATGGTATTATAAATTTTGATGGTGTTTTAAATACAAATAGTGATTTGAGTGCAAATACTATTTTTGCTTCAACTTATTATGGTGATGGAAGCAACTTAACAAACATTAATTTTGGTACTATTGTTACTGGATTAACCATAAATGGAGATTTGACTGTTACTGGTAATACATTATTAAATGGATTGACTGGTAATATTATATCTGCTACTACTATAAGTGCTAATACAATATCAGCAACTACAATTAGTGGAATTACTTTTTATGGTGATGGTAGCAACTTAACAAATATTAATTTTGGAACTACTGTTACTGGATTAACCGTCAATGGTGATTTAACTGTTACTGGTAATACATTATTAAATGGTTTAACTGCAAATACAATTAGTGCTACTACATATCAAAATTTACCTGTAACAGCAGATACATTTACAACAGATTTCACTTATTCAAGCAATACTTTTACAATATTTAGAAATCAAGGTCTTTCTGCACTTACAGCAACAATTGACGTAATGAGTGGTTTAACTATTAATGGGGACTTAACGGTAACAGGTAATACAACGTTACAATCAATTAGTGCTAATACAATAACTGGTGATACATTTTTTTCAGGTAGCACACCATTAACAACAATAATTAATAACATTGCGAGTTTATACTCTGGGTCAAGTAGTGCTGATTATTTGGCTTTATCAGGTGGAACCGTAACTGGTAGTACTACATTTACAAATGGTTTAACAGTAAATAATTCATTATTATTATCTGGAGCATCAAACCCTTTAACAATAAAAGGGTTGTTATCATCAAATGATACAACACTAATAAGCATAGATAATAATGGTATTATTCATACATTACCAACAAGCGCTATTACTGGAACCACATCTATTAGTAATGCTGCTACTGGTGGTACTTATTCTAATGGAACAATTAGCTTATCTGGTACTGGAACATTAGGTACAATTACTGGTTTTACTGATTTTTATGTAACTGGTTTTACGTTATCAAATTCTGATTTAATTCTTAAACAAAATATATCAGATTCATATTCTGCATTTACTGTTAATTTACCATTTTTACCATTAACTGGAGGCACATTGACTGGTTCACTTACTGCACCAACTTATTATGGTGATGGAAGCAACTTAACGGGTATATCAAGAGGTGGTTCTGGTGGACAACTTTATTATTTTAATATTTCAAATTTACAATCACCTTACTACGAACTTTCTACATCTGCAACAACAACATCAGAACAAACAATTTCAGCAACAACAGGTTCGTATGGTACTGTTTTGGTTGGAGGTTTTATGACACCAGTTGGTGTCCCTAATACAACTAGCATACCTGCTGGTATTTTAAGTTTTTATTTACATTCTTATGATGGTGGTAATAACCATAATTTTAATATTTATTGCCAATTATATAAGAGAGATACTGGAGGTACAGAAACATTACTATTTACATCAGACCAATCTGCCGTTATTGGTAATGTTGTTTCAATGGTTATTACCGATGGATATTTTTCAGGTGCAACACTTGACGCATCCGATAGGTTGGTTGTTAAGGTTTATGGTGAAAACTTGACCAATCAAACAAGAACGATTTATTTTGTAAGTGAAGGGTCTCAACATTATAGTTTTGCTCTGACAACAATACCAATTTTTTTAGATACATATGTTACAGGTTTTACATATTCAAATAATGTATTCACTATTAAACAAAATAATAGTCAACCTGATTTACCATTAACAATAAACTCTGTTACAGGATGGACTGTTAATGGTAATTTAACCGTAACTGGTAATACATCATTAAAAGAATTAACTGCATCAACAATATCTGCAACAACATATTATAATATTCCATTATTTAGTGGTGGAACCATTACAGGTCTTACAGTAAATGGTAATTTAATTGTAACTGGTGCTACCAGTTTTACAAATGGTTTAACTGCAAATACAATTAGTGCTACTACATATCAAAATTTACCTGTAACAGCAGATACATTTACAACAGGTTTCACATATACAGCAAATACACTTACAATATTCAGAAATCAAGGTCTTTCTGCACTTACAGCAACAATTGATGTTATGACAGGTTTGACAATTAATGGTAATTTAATTGTAACTGGTAACACAACATTACAATCATTAAGTTCAACAACAATAAGTGGAAACACTTTTATTTCAGGTAATACTCAGCTAAGCACAGTTATTAATAACATTGCAAGCCAATATGACCCATCAGGTAGATTTTTAAACTTATCAGGTGGAACTGTAACTGGTAATACTACATTTATAAATGGATTAAGTGGAAGTAGCATAACAGCTACTACTTATTTTTCAGGTTCAACTCCGCTAACCAGTGTTATTGATAATATAGCAAGTCAATATAATCCATCAGGTAGATTCTTATCATTAAGTGGTGGTACAGTAACTGGTAGTACAAGTTTTACAGCTGGATTGAATGCGAATACAATTAGTGCTACAACATATCAAAACTTACCTGTAACAGCAGATACATTTACAACAGATTTCACTTATTCAAGCAATACTTTTACAATAAGTAGAAATCAGGGATTATCAGCATTAACAGCATCCATCAACACAATGACTGGTTTAACTGTGAATGGAACGTTAAATGCTACTACAATATCCGCTACAACAATATCTGCTACCACGTTTTATGGTAATGGAAGTAATTTAACAGGTATTAGTTCTAGTGGTACATTTACTGGTGGTACGGTAAATGGTAGTACAGTATTTACAAATGGGTTGAGTGCTAATACATTTAATATAACAACAATACCAACAAATAACAATAGTAACACTCAAATATTAAGTAGAAATTCAACAACAGGAAATATTGAATATACTGATAGTACTAGTATAGGACTTACTTTTAATAACATTCAAAGAATTGCGTTTTTAAAGATATGATTATTTTAACAAACACAACGGATAAGATTCAAGTTTCTTTAGGTTCAGCAGTTGCTACAACACAATTAAGATGTTATGCGTCTTATAGAGATACAACATCAACTACAATAACACCTAATAGAAATGTTGTTTTAACCAATGGTGTTACCCCTGTAGATTTGGTTGGTTCACCAGCTTCATCAACCCAAAGAGTTGTTGATTATTTAAGTGTATATAATGCAGATACAGCATCAGCGACTGTTACCGTTAATTTTAATGATAATGGAACTTTATATAATCTTGCTGTTATAATATTAGGTGTTGGTGAAAAATTGGAGTATCAAGAAGGTGAAGGATTCAAAGTATTATCAACAATAGGTGCTTATAGGATTGCAAGCAACCCATCAAGTATTACAGAAAAGACTGCATTAAGTTTTGTTTATATGGGTTCAGATTCTACGGGTCCTACTTCAACTAGCTTTATAGATATCACTAATTTAAGTTTTTCAGTTATTGCGAATAAAACATATTGGTTTAGATTTGTAATACCGTATACCGCAGCAAACCTTACTGTAGGTGCTAAATTTGCAATAAATGGACCTGCTAATCCAACATTTTTAATTTATCAAACAGAAAACACCAATGGAACTGGTGTACAAACTTATAATAGAGGTATAATATCATATGATGGTACTACAACATCAGCTAACGCAGCAACACTAGTTTCTAATTTAGCTATAATAGAAGGGATTATTACCCCATCAGTTAATGGTACAGTAATAGCTAGAATTGGAAGTGAAGCGACACAAACATCAACACCAAAAGCTGGTTCTTTTGTAAAATATTTAGAAATTTAATATGAAAGTAGGTGATGTAATATTAATAGATAGACTAGAATGGACAATATGGTTAATTGAAGATAATGTTTACCATATAAAAAATAATAAAGGTAATGGTATGTGTGGAGACTTATATTGGTTAAATTCATTAATAGATATATGATTATTTTATCAAATACAACAGACAAGATTCAGGCGGTATTAACCAATGCTGTGACAACAAATCAATTAAGTTGTCTTGCAGTCTATAGAGACACCACATCTACGTCTATCACACCATTAAGAAATGTTTTATTAACCAATGGTGTTACTCCTGTAGATTTTGTTGGTTCACCAGCTTCATCAACCCAAAGAGTTATTGATTATTTAAGTATATTCAATAGAGATACCGCAGTTGCTGAAGTAACAATAAGATTTGTAGATAATGTTACTAACTATCGTTTATTTGTTGTTAGACTAGCCCCAAATGAAAAGTTAGAATATCAAGAAGGTTATGGTTTTAAAGTTATTTCTAACGGTTATTCAATAAAACAAACAACAACTTTTGATTCACCGACAACAAATACAAACCTTAGCATGTTTGTATTAAAAAATGATATAACACTTTCACCAAGTGTTGCAAATGCTTACCTTGATATACCATCATTAACGTTCCCTGTGGTAGCAAACAGTAAAGTTTATTTTAAGTTTTTTATAATATATACTACGGACAATACAACTACTGGTACAAGATTTAATATTTTAGGTCCTTCAGCTAGTGGTCTGATAACTTATCAAACATTTAATTCTTTAACATCCACATCAATTACTATAGCAACAGGTCAAAATACTTATTTGAACGTTACTAGTAGCAATGCCACATCTGCAAATAAAGATGGTAACACAGTTAATGTTGAAGGGTATATTTATCCTGATACAAACGGGATTGTTATACCATCATTTGGTTGTGAGGTTTCACTTGGCTCAGTGACAATAAAATCAAATTCGTTTGTACAATATCATCAAATAGCATAGTTATGATTATTTTAAATAGCACAGACAAGATTCAAATTAAATTAAGTAGAAACATAGTACTTAATCCATTAGAATGTTACGTTTCATATAGAGATACTACATCATCAACAATAACACCAAGTAGAAACTTTATAACTATAAGCGGTACATCGGCTGTAGATTTGGTTGGTTCACCAGCTTCATCAACCCAAAGAGTTGTTGATTATTTAAGTATACATAATCCAGATATTTCAGCTAACACTGTTACAGTACAATTTGATGTTAGTAGTACACCGTATGAATTAACAGTAACCTCATTGCAAATCGGTGAAAAACTAGAATATCAAGAAGGGGTTGGTTTTAAATCTATTGATGACTATGGCGCATTAAAAACAGGTAATAAATTAGGATATAACAACATAGCTGGTTTAAGTTCGGTAACAATAAATTCAGATGTTGTTAATTCAAATGCTGTTGCAAATACGATTGCTGATATTACTGGATTAAGTTTTTCAGTAACCAGTGGTGCAACTTATTGGTTTAGATTTGTAATACCTTTTACATCAGCGGCTAGTACCACGGGCTCTAGGTTTTCAATTAGTGGAGCGAGTACTTCAGCATTATATTTTCAAAGCCAATACCCTTCAAGTATTACAGCTCAAGCGACAAATGTGGGTCTATCCGCATTTGATACTCCAGCTGCCGCTACTACTACTTCACCAACTACGCTGGTCGGACTTGCTATTATTGAGGGTGTTGCAACATTCTCTGCAAATGGTACATTAATTGGTAGGTTTTCATCTGAAGTTGCGAACTCAGCGATAACAGTAAAAGCTGGTGCAACCGTTTATTATAAACAACTTAATCCTTAATTAATTTTCACCATACAAATCTTTTTTAGGGGTACAAGCATCCCTAATTAATTTTTCTACAAACGAAAACATTTTAAGACCATTTTGCTCACAATACTTCTTTAATAATTGATGGGTTTTTTCTGTTATCTTAATGTTTTTATCTCGTTTCATAACCTATTTATATATAAGTATGATAAAAGTATGATTATTTTCATACTAAAATAAATATATCTTAATAACTGGGTCTCTTTTTGAAAAAAAGCTAATATTTATAATAAACTAAACGATAAAGTAAACGTAAAACACAAAAACATGGCAAATTCAGTATTCGTTAGTCCAGGTGTTTATACATCAGAAAGGGATTTATCATTCATTACACGTCAAGTAGGTGTAACAACACTTGGATTGGTTGGTGAGACCACTATTGGTCCTGCTTTCCAACCAATATTTGTTAGCAACTATGGTGAATTTCAATCTTTTTTTGGTGGATGCAATGCGACTAAAGTAAAAGACACAGGTGCTCCTCAGTATGAGTTACCCTATATTGCAAAATCATATTTAAGTCAATCTAATCAATTATTTGTTACCAGAGTATTAGGTTTATCTGGTTATGATGCTGGATTAGCTTGGGCAATCACTCTTGATTCAGCAATAAACACATCAAGTTCTGGTACAACTGGAGGTGGTAGTACATATTCACCACTCATAACTTTCTCAGCAACATCTGCTGGAACTATAACATCTTTGGTGTCTAATGACCCATTTGTTCAATCATTTATTAATGATGGAACACTAACAGTTGACCTTGCATTCTTAAGTTCAGCATCAACAGGTGCTACCGCAAATATCGGACCTGTTTTCAGCAAGTCTGGTAGCAACTTTAGTGGTGTTTCTTTCAATCTTTATGTTAATGCTACTAGTTACACAGGTGCTGGTATGACAGCTCCTATTACTGGTACCACTACTGGTGTTACCGTATATTATTCTGGAAGTTCATATTCTGAAGTTGAAAATAAAGTTGTTGCATTGCTTCGTTCAAGAGGATATGTTGACGTAACAGACCAATCAGTTGTATTTGAAGTTAGTGCTGCTACAAATGTTAGTATTAGTGGTGCTTATACTGGTGCAACTACTGACCCTCTTGGTCTTTTTGCGTTTACTGGTACTTCAACAATTCAAGGTGCATTTGAATACCAAGTTTCTATGGATAGAACTCAGAGAAACTATTTACCAAAAGTATTAGGTAGAACTGCTCAAGATGGTAACACAGCTATATTTGTTGAAGAACTTTATGATGTAATGTTTAGAGAATATTTAGCTGAGAACAAGATTAGAGGTATAAAACAATCTCTTATACAATACTATGATGACTTTTCTGATTACCTTAATGAATTTCAACCAGCTGTTACACCATATGTTGTATCAGAATTGCGTGGTAATAAAGTATTAAGATTATTTAGATTCTGGACTATTTCTGATGGTAATGCTGCTAACGAACAATTTAAGATTTCTATTACAAATATCAAACCTGACACAAAAGAATTTGATGTTAGAATTAGAGGTTACTATGACACAGATGCACAACCAGTAATACTTGAATCATTTACACGTTGTTCTATGGACCCAACTTCTAACAATTACATTGCTAGAAGAATTGGTACTATCGATGGAAATTATGTATCAAGGTCTTCATATGTTTTGGTTGAATTAGATGATACTTCAGATACTAGCGATGCTTTCCCAGCTGGTTTTATTGGTTATCCAATTCGTAATTACCAAACAAATAGCAATCCAACAGTAGGAGACCCTACTATCATGTATAAGACATCTTATGGTGCTTTTGAAAATAAGCGTAAATATTATTTAGGTATTTCTGAAACCGTAGGTATTGATTCTGACTTGTTTGATTATAAGGGTGTTCCAACAACAAGTAGTCCAGATATTTGGACTGGTTTAACCCATGGTTTCCACATGGATAGCGGAGCTACTCAAGTTACAATTGATAATGTATTTATCACAATAAATAATAGTGGTACTACATATAGCCCAACATTCGTGTTTGATACTGGTGATGCTCAGTTTAGAACTGAAGCTGGTTTGATTGGTGGACCTTATGAATATGTATATTCTCGTAAATTCACACTTGTTCCTTTCGGTGGTTTTGACGGATGGAATGTGTATAACACAAGAAGAAGCAATACAGATAGATATTTAATCAATGGAACATACGGTATAGCTGGTTTGAATAGCGGTTCATTTAAACAAAGAACACTATCAAATGGTGACTTGGGTATCAACTCTGACTACTATGCTTATTTGGAAGCTATTTGGACATTTAGAAATCCTGAAGCTGTAAACATCAACGTATTTGCCACTCCAGGTATTGATGCGTTTGATAATACAAACTTAATTGAAGCTACAATTGATATGATTGAAACTGATAGAGCTGACTCGTTATATATCATGACAACACCTGATTTCTATGATGATTCAATCTTGACAGTGGATGATGTTGCTGATAGAATGGCTGATATGTATGATAGCAATTATTCTTGTACTTACTGGCCATGGATTCAAATCAACGACTCTGAAAACAACGTATTGGTTTGGGTTCCACCTACAAGAGATGTGGTTAGAAATATCGCTTTAACTGATAACATTGCTTTCCCTTGGTTTGCGGTTGCTGGTATTCAGCGTGGTGATGTTGACGCTATTCAAGCTCGTAAGAAACTTACTCTTTCTGAGAGAGATACTCTTTACGAAAATAGAATCAACCCAATTGCTACATTTACAAGTGATGGTATCAAAATTTGGGGTAACAAAACTCTTCAAGTTAAAGAAACTGCACTAAACAGAATAAACGTTAGAAGACTATTGCTACAAGCTCGTAAGCTTATCTCTGCTGTTGCTATCAGACTCCTATTTGAACAGAATGATACAGTTGTAAGAAACCAATTCTTGGCACTTGTTAATCCAATATTGGATAACATTAGAACCGAAAGAGGTTTAACTGACTTCCGTGTTGTTCTTTCAAACGACCCAGAAGACATCGACAGAAATCAATTAACTGGTCAAATCTTCTTGAAACCAACAAGAAGTCTTGAATTCATCCAAATTGAGTTCGTTATTATGAACACTGGTGCTTCGTTTGATAACATTTAATAATAACAACAAAAATATAAAAAGGCCCCTATACAGGGGCTTTTTTATTTTAAAAAGATATTTATTGTAAAACTAGTTATGAAAATAAAAATAACAGAACAACAATATAAGAATATTATAATAAAGGAACAAGAAAGCCGTTTAAACGAAGCGTTTAACTCCAATGCTGAATTGCTTGAAGAGGGTTGGAAAGAGGTTTTATTAGGTGTTGCAATGTTGTTAGGGGTTGGTCTGTCTGGACCAAATAAATCAATGGCTAGTAATGCTTTGACTGATGAAGCTACTATGGCTCAGATAAAAGCAACTTTGGAGGATGAAGATAAAACTAAAGAATTAGCAAAAGCTTTTGCTGAAAAAGGTATGAAAGACCCAAATTCTTTAATGGCAAAGAATGCACAAAAATTAGTTGATAATTTTAACAAATTAGCTAATGAAAACGATTTGACTTATAAAATAAGTAATAAGGTTGTTAATAATCTAGAAAGTCTTAGTGGTGAACTTGGTGTTGGTTATGCTTTGAAAAAAGCTGATATTAAAACAGACACAATTAAAGGTCAAGCTAAAACAAAAACCGTAATTGTTAAAGATACTATTGAAATGTCGTTTGGAAATGATAATACATTTATTACAGGTGGTTTTACACTTAGTTCAAATGGTGTTAATAACATAGTTAAAACCTTAGAAAGTATTAAAAACGCAAATGGTACTATAATTTCAGCTAAAATAGAATCATCAACAGATGCAGAAAGCGTACCAAAATACAGAGGTGATGGTGATTTAACTGGTAATATAAAGTTAGCAACTCTTAGAACAAAAAGCATCGCTGATTTGTTACAGAATGTTGATGAGGATATTAATATTACACATAGAGAAATACCTGACAATGGTTCTGATGTAGTTAGTGCAAAACAATTTAAGAATGCAGCTTCAAACCCAGAAGAATTGGAGAAATTAAGAAAAATGACTGCTGATTTTAGATATGTTAAGTTAACATTAGTTGTTGAGTTTGAACAAAAAGTAGAAGAAGTTACCAAACCAGAAGAAGTTGTTAGAAACTATAGATTTGAATTGGTTAAGGTTTTTGATGTTGATAAAGGAGATAATGGTGGAAGTAGTAGAATTAATAAAGGTGGTTTAGGAATTAGATTTCCACATAAAAAAGTTAGTTGTACTTCAGGCAAAAAAATAAAATGCTTTACTAAGTTTTAGTAAAACGTTATCCAGTTCCACGTGGAACAAATATTTAGAAATTTTTTTCTATTATGTCGTAAATTAAATTTACGATTTCACAAACACCAAAGGTTAGATTCCATTCACCATCTTTTAAATTCATTGATTCTATTTCTGAAATATATAATTCATGAAGTTTATGATTATCTATTTCTAGATTGTTTTTTCTTAAAACTAATGTAATAGTGCTGCAAACTAAATGACTATCTACATATGTAATCCAGTCACATTGTTCAAGAATGTCATTTAATTGAGCATCGTAATGCTTTTTAAGCTCTTCTTTTGATAATGGTAGTTTCATAATATATAAATATACTAATTTTTTTTCAAAAAATCAAGTAAATTTTTGAAATTCACCATATTTATTTCATACACAGGGTGGATTATGTAAAAAAAGTAAACACCTGTATATTTATTAATAAATAAATAAAAAAAATTAAAAAAATAGAACATGGCTGATTTACTAATGAAAATGCCTTTGCCTTACGAACCTAAAAGAAAGAATCGTTGGCTTATAACATTCCCTTCTGACCTTGGGATTCAACAATGGTGGTTAGCTTCAGCTTCAAGACCATCAATTACACAAAATGAAACTGAAATTCCATTCCTTAATACATCTACATGGGTTATTGGTCGTTTCACTTGGGAATCAATTGATGTGACTTTCCGTGACCCAATCGGTCCTTCTGCTTCTCAAGCAATTATGGAATGGGTACGTCTTCATTCAGAATCTATCACAGGTCGTCAAGGTTATGCAGCTGGTTACAAGCGTCCAGTAGAACTTGAAATGCTTGACCCAACTGGTGTTGTTGTTGAAAAATGGTTGTTGGATGGTACAATGCTTACGAACGTAAGTTTCGGTGACCTTTCAATGGATGACGATGCGATTGCGGAAATTACAGCAACGCTTAGGTTTGACCGTGCGATACTTTTGTTTTGATTTCTTATTAAAATCGCTTTATCAAATACTTAACTTGTAAAGATTCTTTTAATATATTTGTTATTAACAACAAGTATATTAAAAGAATTTTTATTTATGACCATTTACAAAAAAAATAAGAAACTTATATTTATTGATAAAGTTATAACATTTATATAAACGTTTTATATGGCTAAAAAAAGTTCAAATAAATTAGCTGATGCATCTAAAGAGATGTTTAAAAAGACAATAAAACAAGCTAGTGAAATTGGTAAGGGGATTGATGGAAGTATTGGAAAAATATACGATAGTGAAGCAAATAAAGATTTAATTTACTACGAACCAAAAAAGAATAATAGATGGGTTCTTGATTTTCCGTCTGAACTTAACATACCAAACTGGGTGGTTAAAAATATAGATAGACCAGCATATCCCTTTAATAGTGGAGAAATGGTTCATATTTCATTATACGACCCTATTGTTCCATCTACTACTAAATCAATTGTTAAATTTTTAGAAAATCAAAAACCATTTACATTTACTTTAAATATATTGGACCCAACTGGTATTGTTGTTGAAAAATGGGAATTTAGTGGATGCTTAATAACAAATGTTAGGTGGTCAGATTTAGGATATGATGACGATTCCCCAAGCACTTTATTAGTTGGAATAACATATAGCAAAATAAAGATTAATGAATAATAGACCAAACGTTATCCCTACAAAGGAACAAAAAGAAGCTGCTGAAGAAAGAAATAAATTAGCAGAATTTGAGGCTGAGAAAGCTCAGGCGACACAAGAAATTTACACCAACGCTAAATTTTCACAAGATTTATCAAATAATCATGTGGATGCTGTTGAGTTAATGAGAAGAAGGACAGAAGCACAACTTCAGATGAAAAAAGAAGTTGGTATTGTTCAAGACCAATTTTATGCTGAACAGAAACCAACAAGACCATTGACAAAAAATGAAGAAGAAATCATTGAGATTAGGAAGAGAGCTGAAGAACAAATAAAAGTTCGTGATGAGTTGATGGCCAGAAACGCTGAACAAATACAAAAAAATCAAAAACAAACTGAAGAAGTATCAGTAAAAAAAGAGATACCAAAATATATGCAAACAACACCAAGTTCACCAAATCAACAACAAAATAAGGTTGTTGAAAATTACGGAAAAAATCCGTCTAATATTAATCCTTATATTGTTGAATTAAGTCAACCAAACTTTAATTCTCCATTTGATGTGATACCGTTGCCTTCTGAGGGTAAGCTTTATGGTATGAAAAAACCTAGTGTTAGAGTATCGTTTATGACAACTGCTGATGAAAATATCCTTACAAGTCCTAATTTGCTTAAGAGTGGACAATTTTTACCAATTTTAATTAATAGAAAATTGTTAGAACCAGAAATAAGATATACTGATTTACATATTGGTGATAGGAATGCAATCATGATTTGGTTAAGGGCTACTGGTTATGGTGAAATGTATCCAGTAACCATGCTTGATGAAAATAATGAAGTGTTTGAAACTGAAATAAATCTTAATGATTTAAAATACAAGAAATTAGGTGCTGAACCAGATGCTGAAGGATTATTTGATTTCAGATTTCCATTATGCAAAGCTGTTATTAAATTTAAACTATTAACTTGTGGTGATGTAGATGATATTGAAAGTAGAATTGAGGCTGAAAAGGAAGCTGAATTACCAGTCAATAATACTTCAACTTATATGTTAGAAAAACAGATTGTAGAAATCAATGGTTCTAGGGATAGAAACATTATCAAAGAATTTGCTAGCAATATCAGAATTCGTGATGCAAAAGAATTTAAAGATTATGTTGAACAAATAGAAAGCGGAATCGACTTAAATATCGAGGTTAGGACTCCAGGGGGTGGTTCCATAAAAACCTTTCTTCCACTTAACATCAACTTTTTTTGGCCTAACTTCGGATTATAAGATTCCTTTGTTAGAGGAAATTTATATCTGTATGCAACACCTTAAAGGGGTTAGTTATTCAGATGTAATGACAATGCCAACTTATGAAAGAAGATTTTTCTTAGGTTTGCTTACAAAAGATGCAAGAGAGCGAGAGGAAAAAATGGAGGAAATGCGTCAGAATTACCAAAATAACAATGCTAGAGGAACCAAAACAACTCGTATAAGTGGTGATGCGCTTAAATCGAGATTTAATAGTGGTGATATATCTCTTCAGTAATAAAATGCCCATTATTTGGGCATTTTTCTTTTATTGGATATTTATTTAAAAACAAATAAGATGAAAATAATCGTTAACGAACGTCAATATAATTTGATTAAAGAGTTTATCGAGGAGGTTAAAAAAAAATCATATCCTAGAGGGGTTATGGTTAAATTGGGTAGACACATTAACAATTTATTGGGGAATATTTCACAAGGGAAGGAAACTGAATTTATACTAGCTAATAATGTTAAAGTTGTTTTAAAATGTCTTAGTGACGATAATAACATTTATAAATTTCAAGTTATTGAAGATAAGAATAACATATTTGGTGGAGTAGTTAATTTAGCAATTGAAATAAATCCAGGTAATGGTGACCCAAATAGACCTGAAGATGAATATAATAAAAATAGCAAAATAATAAAATCAGGTCAAAATCCAAACAACTATACTTTGGTATTTACTAAATTAGTTGGTTCAAAAAAAACTATTGAGTTACAAAATATTGTAAGTGCAAAAGTTGTCACAGAACCAGAAGAACCTCAACCAGAAGAACCAGAAGAACCACAAGAGCCTACTGATGATAAAACTAACGAAAAAGATTTAACATATGATGCTAAGGCTGCGTATGATAGAATACTTAGTGACCCTAAATTAAAAGACGCTTTTTATAAACAACCAAGTTTTTGGGAATTATTTAAAGCTGAGTTAACTGGTAAAAAACCTAAAGGTAGCGGAATAATAACAGCGTTAGATATTCTTGATAAGTATGATTTAAGACGTTATGATGAAACAATAGGTGCTAAATTTATTCCAAACCAAAAAGTTACTATTAAATTTTTAGAAGATTATAAAATTAATTTTGATAAGAACAAAACAATTACTTTTGATAAAAATACTGAGTATACTTTAAAAGTAAGACCAAGAAAAAGCGGAAAACAAATTTTGGATGGTGCAAATTATTACATTGTAGTAAGTGGTGAAGTTAATGATGAAAATCTTCCAGATACTTTTTACACAGAAAGAGGGAGGATAAAATATAAGTTCACTGTTATAGAAGGAGAAAAATCACCTGGTTATAAACCAAAAATTTAAATTTAATAATGTATGGCATTGTCTGATGAACAAAGGGAAATAATAAAAGCTTTAGAAAGAGAAGCTAAACTAAGAAGAGAAATTTCATCTAGTATTGAAAGCTATGTAGAAGCTGTTAAAGATTCTAAAAAACTTTCTGAAGAAATTGCAAACCTTAATAGATTAGAAGGCGAATATCAACAAAAAATTACGGCTAGTTTAGCAGCGGGTGACCATCAAGCTTATATTGAAAATTTAAAAATAGTCTCAGCGTTACAAGAACAAAGCGCTTTATTAACTAAAAACAAAAAGATTTTAGATGACACCATAAAAAGTGTTGATAAATATAAGCTTTTAGTTGATAGAGGACTAACAAAAAGCATGATTGGTCTTGGTAAAGCCATATCTAATTTACCAAATATTGTTGAAGGCGGTTTAAATAAATTAAGAGGGTTTGGTTTGTTTGAAATGGATAAAGCAATTAGAACCACTGCTTTAAATATTGGTTTAGCTGGCAAGCAATCCGATGCATTAAGAGTTAATATTAAATCAGCAGCAGAGAATTCAATCATGTTTGGTGCTAATATGCAAGAAATTGCACAATATCAAGCGCAATATAGTGAAGAAACAGGTCGTGCATTAATGCTTGGTCAAAAAAGTTTAGAATCAATAGCTGAAATTGCTAAAGGAACTGGTTTGGGTTCTGAGGGTGCCGCACAAATGGCTGCAAGTTTTGAGCAACAAGGTATATCAGCTGAAAGAACCAAGGATTTTGTTGAAGCAGCAGTTAATAAGGCTGCAAAAATGGGTCTTAACTCTTCTAAGGTTATTAAGAACATGCAATCCAATATGAAATTATTGAACAGATATAATTTCAAAGGAGGTGTTAAAGGTCTTCAAAGAATGGCTGAGACAACAACCAAATTGGGAATTGATATGGATTCTGTTTCTGGAATGGCTGATAAATTATTTGACATTGAAGGTGCTGTTGAAATGTCAGCTCAATTGCAGGTAATGGGTGGAGCATGGGCTCAAATGAGCGACCCTTTTAAGTTGATGTATATGGCTCGTAATGATATGGCTGGTCTTACTGAAGAAGTCGCTAAAGCTGCTGCAACAACTGCTACATTTAATAGCAAAACTGGTGATTTTGATATTTCTGCTATGCAAATGAACATTCTTAGAAAAGTAGCAGAAGCTACTGGTGTATCTCTTGAAACTTTGACTACTGCTGCTAAGAATGCTGCTAAGTTTACAAAAATAAAAGGTCAAATATCATTTAATGCTGACCCAGAAAGTAAAGAATTTTTAGAGAATACTGCACAACTTGATAAAGAAGGTAAAGCGTATATTGAAATGGTTGTTGATGGAAAATCAACAAAAAGGTATCTAAATCAATTAGATAATACACAATTAAAAAATTTAATGGCTGAAGATAAAAAACTTAAAGAGAGAGCAGAAGCTGCAATGACATTTGATGATACATTAAAAGCAGCAATTGATAGATTTAAAATGGCGTTATTACCATTGATTGAAAGTTTTGGTAAAGAAGGTGGGTTAATAGATGGTTTACAAAAGTTTATTAAAAAAGCAGAAACAGATGGTTGGTTTAAAAAAATTGGAGAATTTGCTGAAACTGTTGGTAAATTAATAAACACAGTTGGTAAGTTTATTTTAGAGTGGCCTAGAGCAACATTAGGTTTATTATTATTACCAAAAGTTCTTGAATTGGCTTTTGGTGCATATAAGTGGTATGAATATGGTAAAATATTAGGACAAGGTTTTTTATCCACAACTGGTGGTGCTGGTGGTGCTGGTGGTTTTGGAACTAGAAATATGTCTGCTATGAATCGAATGGGTTTAGGGACTATGGGTAAATTTGGTGCTAATTTTAAAGGGGCGCTAGGTTCAGCTGGAACAATTGCTGGTGGTGTTTTATCTGGTGCTATAGGAGGATATAGTGAATATTCTGAACAAAAAGAAAAGGGTAAAACTACTTCAGAGGCAGTTGGTAGAGGTTTATTAAAAGGCGCTGGAGCTGGTCTTGGTGCTTGGGGAGGCGCTGCGGCTGGTGCTTCATTGGGGGCTTTTGGTGGGCCTTTAGCACCAGTTACTGTACCGTTAGGTGCATTGATAGGTGGTGGATTAGGAGCTTTGGGTGGAGGTTATTTTTCTGATTTAGATACATATGGTGTAAAAGACGGTATATTTGGTGGGACACAAAAAAGGGCGATAATGCAAGGTGGTAGAATAACACCAATTGATAATAAAGATGACATACTTGCAATGAAACCTGGAGGTATTGTTGATAATATGATGAATAAAAACACTGGTCCA